CCGGACCTGGAGAGCTTGGTCCCACTCGTACTTGCAGATGCGGCACGAGAAGACGGTGCTCTGCTCGCCGACTTGGATGGGAAACACCGGCAGGCCCTGTTCCTTCGCCCGGTCCACGACGCCACGGCCGACGCCGATGTAATCGACTTTCGCGCAGCTCGCGCCGAGCTCCAGATTGTGCAGCGCCTGGATGAGGCGTCCAGTCGTCTTCATCGTGTCCGGCTCGCGCATCTCCCAGACGACTCGGAAGACCGGACCGCGCCGGTGGCCGAGACAGCTCGGGTCGCCGTCCTTTGAGGCGCCGACGTCCAAACCCAACTCGTTCGGGCCGACCGGCTCGAGGGTGCGCTCCTGCGCCGCCCGGATCCAGGTGAGCGGGATCAGCGAGCCGGCGGCAGACTGGACCGGGAACTGGCCGAGGACCTTGCTCTGCCAGAAAGGGTGTGTGTCCTCGAGCTTACCGTCGTCCGGCATCACGCACTTCACGCCGTCGACCGGCGGCTCGACACCCTTCTGAACTGGCTCGACCTTCGTGCCCGCGGCGTTAACCCAGTACCAGGACGGCGCCCACTTGGTTCGGCGCTCCTCCACGTACCGGCCGCCGACGAGCTGGTCCCGGACCGCGGCAGGCAGTTCCTCGCCGGTGAAGTTCGGCGAGTCAAACGCCGAGATGCTCACCACATTAAAGCCGCTGCCAGACTTGCAAGCCTCGTAGAACTCACCGGCTGGCTCGTCCGGGTTGCCGATCATCAGTAGCTTGCTGGCGTTGTTCGCGATCAGCGAGTCAAGCGCGTCATGCAGCCGGCCTCGGACGCCGTTCGCCTCGTCGATGATGACCAGGACGAACGGCGCGTGGACGCCCTGAAAGGCCGAGGGGGAGTAGTCGTTCGGCTTGCGGCCGAGGCCGACCGTCTCCTCGCGCTCCCCGACCTTGAGCATCCACTCCGTCTGGTTGATGCGGCCGGGGAGGTTGCCTGCGCCGTGCGCACGACCGATCTCCTTCCACAAGATGACCTTGACCTGCGGGCCGGTCGGCGCGGTCGTGACGACGAACGCCTCACCAGGCTTGTGCACGTCGATCCACCAGGCGGCGAGGCGGCCGGCGCTGAAGCTCTTGCCGACCTCGTGGCAGGTCGGGACGGCCGTCTTACGGAAGTCGCGGACCGAGTCAAATATCGCGCGCTGCCTGGACCAGAGCCGGTCGCCGAGCTTCTCTGCGGCCCACAGTCCTGGGTCAGCCGCCCATCGCCGGCGGTTGATTTCCGCCTCGATAAGCGCGAGGCCGATCATGCGCTCGCGCTTGGTCTGCGGCGCGTCGAGTAGCTGGACGCCGGTGACGACGCTCATCGCTTCGCCTCCGCGTCGCGCCAGCCGAAGTAGCAGTCGTTGACCTTGAGGACCTTGCCAGACCTGGGCGCGAAGTATCGGCCCGAGAGCGAGCACGCCTCGAGCCAGCGCTCAGCCATATCCAGGTCGTAGTTACAGTCCTTGATGACCGTCTGAACGAATTCAGCAGGAACCGGGAACCGGGCCACGATCTGGTCGGCGGCGAAGTTCGCTTGCGCCGGCGTCACGCGACCTTCTCCGGAGGCACTTCGTTGAACTCCCCTTCAACCGGCGCTTGCTCAGCGAGCTCGAGCATCTTCTGCTTCAGCGCTTCGATGGGAAGCTCGGCAAGCCGCGTGGCCGCAATCTCGATGGGTCCGCCGTCTTTGCCGGTGACTTCGAGGCGGTCGATAAACGAGGAGATGCCCACATGCTTGCCGAGCTGCTTGAGCGACGACGTCTTCTCCCAGAGCTTCAGCTTCACGTTGTACGTGCGCGTGATCTCGCCGCTCTTGGGGTCGATCTTCTCAGTCGTCGTCTTGTCGATCGCTTGGACTGCGGCCATCGCGTTCGGCGGCGCGCCAGGAGCCAGGCTGACTTCGCCTTCATCGGTGATCTTGTAGTGATTCACGTTTGAGAGGGCGAGCGTAGCCAGCTCGCGAACGATCACGTCCTGCTTAAGATTGTTTCGAGAAATGAGCTCCGCTTCGCCACGGGCAACAGCCGCAGCTATGCCCGGCTTCGCCAGGTACTCACTTGCGATCGATCTTGCTGTATGAGGAGAGAAGCCGACACGGATTGCGGCTTGAGTCCCGTTGTGATCGAGGAGAAATTCGCGTACAAAGGCGCGTTGTCGAGGAGGAAGATCTTCTGCCGCGTCTGCTTCAGCCTCAGCGAGCTCAGCTCTAAGCTTGATTATCTCTTCAGACAGCGATGCGGTTTGCACTTCGACTTGCTGGGTTGAAGCGTCAACCGATTCGGACATCGCGAGATTCAGACTCCGCTAACACTCTGTATTGTTAGCAAAATGGGAACCAGAGAAATTTTTTCTATTATGCACCAAATTGAACATCTTTCAAAATTATTTTTCATGCCAAGTCCGAGGTAGCCTACTATAACCTCTGTCCTATCATCACCCAACATTTCGGTTCTTTCTCCCATAGAATCTCTTCGCGTGGTAAAACCGTTTCGTTAGGTCTTAATAGGAAAAAATAACCTATTATTGCCCACCCCCTTCCGCGAAAACCTCGCTAACTCCGACTTTCGGCACCACTCCCACGTAGAAAATAATTCTTCCAGGTCCTTTCTTCACCGAGTAGAATCGTCGAATCTGAAGCCCAAAGGCACGCTGACTCATGACCGAGCCTCCGCGTTCCGTCTCCCACTTCACATATGCCGCGTACATTTTGTTGGCACGCGTGCGCGAAGTCCCGTCCTCAACGAGACCGGTCCGCTGAAACTCGGCGAACGACTCACGCGCCGCAGTGAACTTAGCTTTCGCTACAACACCGCGTTTTAGCGCGTTCTTCCTCTCCCGCCATTCTGGTGGTGGCTTTTCTCCTGCTTTGATAATCATATCTGCGGCCCTTCGTTCTCCCTATCATCTTCCCGATATTTGTCCTCTCGCAGCGCTAATCCGATGTAATAGCGACGAGTCGGCGTTTCCTCGACGTCAAACTGTTTGCGCATGCGGTTGTAGAACGGCGCGCTCCCGAGCGGCTTCTCTCGACTCCCGAGTCGCTGATGCCAGTGCAGATACGTCGAGTAGATCTGGCTGGTCTGCGTCTTCACGCTCTCTTTGCGCATGCACATCTCTTCGATGAACGGCGTCAGCACGTCGCTCTCGTGCCGCCACTTGCCGGTCGCCGCCACGACCTTCTGCGGTTGGTCGAGGCCGTGCTCGAGCCACATTTTCACGCCGCGCACGGCTCGAGCGAGGATTCCCGGCATCTCGGCCTTGAGCTGATTCTTCAAGTCCTTGTTCTCGCGGCCGACGAACGACTGCTCGAACGGGATCAGTCGCAGTCGACGCCAGAAGCCCGCTGAGTCGTCCTGGACGTCTGGCTTGTGGTTGGTGGCTAGCCAAAACTTCGCGACTGGCTGGAAGGTGAAGAATTCTTTGTGCAGGAATCTGGCCGTGATCGGGTCGCGGCCAGTGAGCGCCTTGATCCTCGCCTCGTTCAGTCTGACGGTCTCCGCCGTCTCCGAGGAGGTCACGAACCGTTTGCCGACGATCTTGGCGATGTCGTTCGGGATGCCGGACCGAGTGTTCAGCTCGAACGCCGAGAACGGTAGGTCGTCGGCGTAGTCGCCCAGGACTAGGCCGATCGTGTTCATTAGCGTGCCCTTGCCGTTCGCGCCGTCGCCGTAGCACACTGCCAGGACTTCCTCGCGACAGTCGCCAGTCAACGAGTAACCGATGAATCGATCGAAGAACCCGATCAGCTCCTTGTCATGCCCAAACACATCTGCCACTGTTTGGTCCCAGAGTGGACAGCGAGCATCAACGTCCCAGTGTGCACGTGTGCGCATCGTAATTCGGTCGTCAATTCGTCCTGGTCGACTTTCACCTGTACGCAGATCGATGACGGCGTTTGGAGTCCCAAGTAGGAAGTCATTCTCATCCCAATGATCTCCAGCGTCGGCGAGGGGCCGTTGACTCCTTGCAAGATCAAGGAGATTCGCACGTCTCGCCCGCGCCTCTCCAGCGATCGCCCACTTGAGCGCTGCGCGTCTCGCTTCATCGTTGCCGAGAGCGATGGCTTCTGTCTGTCGCGTGCGGGTCGCGATGAGGGTGAGTCGCTCCATCTCACCGTCAGTTTGTGGTCGCCAACCTTGACCATCGAATAGCAACCACCGTCCTCTGCGCCAGTCATACCGCACTCCTTCTGCGTTCAGCTCTGCGAACCGCTCAGCGTCGCCGCTTTCCGTCAGCGGCGGTATTCCCTCGGGAAACACGGACTCACGCGACTCGGCGCCCAGCCACTTAGCGATCGCAGCGACGCGCTCCTTGCCGATTCGCTTGATGAGCGACGCGCCGCCGGAGACCTTCTTGCCGTCGGTCGCTAGTCGCTGCGCCGTGCTCTTTACGACGATCGGCACATCGTCGGTCTCGGTGTTCTCAGTCGGCCTAGAGACCGCGAGACCGATCGCTATCGCCTCTTCTTCGGTGACCTTGTGTCTGAGGAGAAAGCCCGCGACGTCTAGTCGCGCCTCATGCCCAAACCCATGGCGACCGAGCCCGCGAGCGAGGAGACACGAGATTGCCAACAAGGCCGCTCGACGCCGAAGAGCTTGACCATCTGTCGTCGCAGGTTCAGATCGGCCAGCTGCCCATGCGGATTTCTCTGATGGAAATCCCCTTGCTGCCGGCAATGTGGATGGCGGTACCACGGTGTAATGACCTGAACCAGTCCGGAGCTCAAGAAGAGTACCTCCCGCGGGATCGTCGAATTTTTCATAGCTCAATCCCTCAGTGACAGTATAGAACCAGTGCGAAGGCCCACTCGCCGACGGTCGACCTGATCGAGACGCGGTCATCGGCAACAGGTGCGGCGCCATCTCGATCGCCTCGAGGCAGTCGAGATCGATGTCCGCCAGCCCGTCGAGTCGCCACGCAACGTTGGCTCCCTCGGGCACTTGAAATGATTTTCGCTGTGGATCAGACCATCCAGGTTCGAGGGTCTTCTTCGATCCTGCTGGAACTGGTAAGACGACGCGACCCGACTCTCGGTAGCGCTCGATGGACGGATCTTCGCCGCTAGGCCACATAGTAAGTGCTTTTCATATAGATGGAGTGGGTGTGTGAAGTCCTATTATACCCAACTAAAACGATTTGTGTGGAAAATGCGGACCGCTAACATGAAAATGTTCATGTACTTTTTCGTTTTAGCGTGGTATTAGGGAGGCATGCTTTGATGGCAATGAGGAACGTGCAGGCTTCACGCCACGCCTCAGCAACCGTCAAGTCGTCCATGGCATTTAGCCCGCACTCACTGATGCGGCCGCGTCTGTTCAAGAATTTCAGGCACCACTGTCGCCGCGAATCGCCGGAATAACCAGTGTGCTCGAGGGTGAGCCGCGGTCTCACCACGGCCAGAACCCATATACGAGGCGGTAGTACAATGCCGCCCACTTGCGGGCAACGATGACGGCGCACGGCGTCCAGATGAAGACGAGCGCGAGGAGGAGGTTGGTCTGGATCGGGTCTTTGAATTCGAACTTCACAGACGCCTCCTGTTCTGGACCGTCCACCAGAGGATTGCTGCGAGCTCGGCGTCTGAGACTTGCCGGCTGCTCATCCTGTTCGCCGCCTCTTTGAAGATCGGCTTGTCGTCCGGGTGGACGATAACGACCTGGCCGACGTCCGGCGTCTTGATCTTGCTCGTGTCCATCGCGAACCCGGTGCCGCGAGTGCAGAAACGCGACTCGTGCAGCGTAATGAGTCCGATGAACGCTGACCACGGTCGCTCGAGTTCTTCTTGAGCGGCCAGCGTTTCCACTAAGTAATTGTTCATCACCGCCACCCCCGCAAGTGTCCGTACACCATCCACAGTCCCTTGAGACCCATCGCGACGCAGAAGATGCGCCAGATCATTCTCTCCACGTCTTCGATCTCCTCATGAAGAACACCATGTGCCAGTCGTCGTGCGCGTGCGCCGCGGAGTCCCGGTCTCGAGCCTCCTGGTACGCGGCCTGCTGCGCCGGCGGCCAGGACAGAAACACCTCCTGAGGCGCCTCCTTCCAGTCTGAGTCGCCGATCCAGAGCTCGTCCTCCACCTTGGGTGGGGGCGGGTCGTCGAAGAGCGGGAGCGGCCGCTGACTCTTGAGGAAGCTCAGTAGTCCCTCTGCAAGCTCGCGACGCCCTTCTGGATGATCGTGGCGACCAGTTCGTCGGTGATTTGTTCGGCCACCTTCGCTTTGAGCTCTTCTCGTCTGGCCGCGATCGCCTCGCGGATGAGGGAGTTGATCTCCTGGTTTATCACGACCTTGATCTCGTGCTCGAACGTGTAGCTGCTGACCTTCGCGGCCGCCTCGCTGACGGCCTTCTTCAGCTGCTCGCCGATAACCGACTTCAAGATCGCGTCGGCGATAAATTTGTTGACGTCTTGAGCTTCCATTTATCGGTTCCTCTTTCTCGCCGCCTTGGCCCGTTTCTTCTTGGAGTCGCGGCTCTTGCGGTAATTGGCGAGAGAGGCATTGTTTTGCCAGATGCCGTCGCCGTGGCCGCTGGGCTTCTTTTTGTTGTTCTGATTCGTCCCACGCTTGTATTTTTCTCGGTCGAGTATTTCTGTCACGCTTGGCATCGCTTCTCCTCCTGGAACAGTTCGTAGTACTTCAGTTGCTTCTGGCAGTTCGGGCACCAGAACCTGGGCCGCGTGCAGACGACTTCGGTGCCGCAGCGACACCAGAACCGCTCTGCCGCTTCGCTCGGCTCGTCGAAGAGCGAGGGGCCGTCGTAGGCCGGCTTTTTAGACATGGATCTTGTGGTCGCGGTGGTACTCGCAGTGCCTGCACCAGACGTCGTTTACGCGCGACTCAAATTTGTGGGGGGTCATTTCCTCATCATTAGCTTCGAGCTCCCACTTCACGCAGACTATTTTTGTCGAGTCCTCGATCCAACTGACGACTCGAGTCCCGATCGGCAGCGAGCAATGACAGTCGCCGTCGAAGTGGACGCAGTTCGAGCAGCTGACGGCTTTGAGGATGAGTTCGAGTGGGTTAGACGCCATGACCGTATCCAGGTTCTTCTTCTTCAGGTTTTTGGTATAGACCAGCGAGGAGTCGGCGGAGCGCCTCCTGCCTCTGTTTGATGGTCTGGTGGAAGCGGCATACGCCGATAAGGACGCAGCTCGGCAGGTTGCATGGCTTGCCGCCGTAGTCTGGGCAGTTCACCGGCAGTCCTCCCGTCGCAGCGGCACGTACGTGATCGAGACAACGGTCCCGAAGTGGCCGTTCATGGAGTTGACCTGGGCGAAGCACAGCTCGTGCGCAAGGTCCCACTTGTAGGCGACGTCCCTGAGCACAGCGCTCGATTCCCGAGGCTTGACTGTCTGCTCGCAGGCGATTAGCGTCACGAAGAACGCGACCATCGCGAAGACGGTGATCGCCGGCCCGTACTCGTAATCTCTCATAAGATTTTTAGCAGTCGTTGACCTGGAGCACAGCCCCGAGGCGCGCGACCTCCTCCTTGAAGTCTTTGTGATAGTGCTCACGAATCGGGTTGGGTGGGACGCCGACGATCAACTCGTGGCCACACCCTTTGCATTCCCAGATGTCGCCGACCCAGAGCTTGTACGGCGACCACGCATCCGGGTTTGCTAACCCAGGCGGTGAAGACTCGTAGCGCCCGTTCGGCATCCCCTCGATGAAGTAAGTACCGTTCTGCTTGGGGCGGTAAAATCGCTGGCACTTAACGCAGACTGGCTTCATGGCAGCTCCCCCAGTCGCTCGGCGGATGAGCACCAGGGCGCGGCCGCACCGCGCCGGACCCGTCCTCCCTGACCTGGCCGCCGATGGCGAACATCAGGTCGTCGTCGGTCGCGAGGGTCTGGAGGCAGAACGCCAGCGACTCGACCGGCGACAAGTTTTCGTTCGCGAGGTTGATGAAATCGCAGGCCTCGTCCCTGGTCCTGGTGAGGCTGTTCACGCGACCCCCTTGTCGACCCGGTGCTTCGTCCCGTCCGGCTCGCGCCACAGTGTATCGACGAAGATCCGGATGCGACCGCCGGCAGTCCGCAGGTACTCGACCTTATTTGCCGCGATCCAGTTGTAGATCGTGCGGCGGCTGACACCGACCCTGCTGCACGCTTCCATGATACTGACCGTTTGTCGGTCCATCACCGTCTCCTCGCTGTCAAGACAACAATTACCAACGCGACCACCAACAAGGTGACGCGCACGACGATCTCGGCGCTCGGGCCGTAGATGGGCTCCATCACCGCACTCTTAGTTTCACGATCGGGCGAAGCATGCCTAGTTCGCGGAGCTGTTCCCACTCTGCCGCCGTGGTTCGCTTGCAACGGTGGTCGCGGTCCACGAGTCGACCACACTTGGGGCAGTGGTCCTTCACGCGAATCCTGAGTGGCCGCTTAGACATCAAACTTCTCCTGAACATCCAGCAGCCAGTCGACTTCCGCCTCGGTCAGTGCGATCGCGACCTCGTAGTCGCCGAGGGCTTCACTGTTGTCGATGACGCACGCAAGAGAGCCGGAGCCCACCTCGCGGCCGTAGCGCCACACAACCACGTTGAACTGGTGGTCGCCGACGTCGGTGTCGTGATATACGAACAACCGGCCCTTGCAGGCGATCTGTTTGCCCCAGCGCTTGGACTTCGCCTCCGGGACCTTGAAGGTCGTCACAGTTTCACCTCCTCAAAGCACGCCTTGCAGTAGATCGTGCTATCTTGGTCGCAGCTTATCGGCGCGCCGCAGCACGGCGACTCGTCGAAGTTGTCGGCCAGCAGCGGCGGCAGCTCGGGCTCTTGACCCTCTGCCTCGAAGTAATCTCTCAACTCATCGTTCATTCGTTCGTCTCCTCTGAGTTTCTTTTTTGGAAGACCGCCTCCGAACTGCGCTCGCGCGAACCGTGCTGCACCACCCGCCCCGTGGCCAAGGGCCGTGGCCGCTATCGGCCTCTAACGGAGTCCACTCGCTATCACGCCGAGCGCAGATCGGAGGCGGCCTCCGATTTGAAGACCGCCTCGCCGGCTCACTTTACGCCAGCTTCGCGAGACGGAACGCCTTGGTGCCGTTACCAGCGCCCAGGCTCTTCGGGAACATCGCTTCGATCGCGCGGAAGCTAACGCCCGACTTGCGGAGTTCCTTGACGCGCTTGACCAGTTTCGCCTTGCTCATTCTCTTACCCTCCTTCGTTCCGCGAGCACCATGCCCGCTCAACAAGAACATTCTATCACGAAACAGCCTCGCGTACACGTTTATTTTGCAACCGAAAACCGCTAAAAACGCTTAACTTTTTGAGCGATTCAGGCTAGCGCGGAAGTCTTCGAACGCTCGCCCGACTTGGTCCGTCGCCCAGGCCAGGTTCCCGAACGCCGCGATCGTTGGTCGGATCGCGTCCGCGAACCGCTGGAACGGAGTCCGGCGCAGGAGCGGGTTCTCGATCAGCGTCACGATCTCCTCGGCGACGAACTTTCCTCTGACCAGTTTCCTGCCGACGCAGACGAACGCCGATGTCGGGTGGACGTCGCACGGCTTGGGGTAGTGTGGGTCGATCATACCAGTTCGTCCAGGAGCTTGGCGTCAGCGTCGACTTCAGCGAGGAGTTGCCGCCGCTCCACGTCCATCTGCGCCACACGGTTTGCGATGCGTTCAGATTCACGGCAAAGCTCGTCTAACCGGAGGCCACGTACCTCAGCCCTGTTCTTGATTGCAAGGACTAGCGCCGCTCGCTCTTCGCGGGTCATACTTCCTCCATCGCGGCGCATCGCTCGAGGAACTCCTCGCAGATCGTGCGCAGGAACGGCTCCAGGAACGACATCGACTCTTCTCGCCGCTTGCCGGTGCACAGCGTGATGATACCGCTGGTCAGGTCGTTGCCGAGCGCCTTAATGGTCAGCAGCTCGCAGAACGCGTTGAACTGCAGCTCGATCTCTCGCTCGCGGTACGAGGTCTTCCCCTCGAACGAGACGAGCGGCTTCGGCGCCGGCCTCGGCGTGCTGACGCGTCTCTTGATTTCCATGTGTCAGTCTCCCGAGTCCATGACTCGCAGGACGGTGTACCGCGTGTAGTCGTACTCAACCTCCCGACCGGCGTAGGCCTCCGGGAGTTGTCCAGGAACTTCCTCGCCGGTGCGGCGGCTGACCAGCGTCGCGACGCCCTTGTCCTTGAAGGATTCCGTCTTCTCGATGTAGTAGGCTTGGCCCATGCCGATGAGGCCCACGGCGTCGAGGCACTTCCAGCCGGACTGGTCGATCAGTCGCCGGCTGACCACTTCGAAGCGCGTCTCGTGATAGCCGCGTTCAGTCGAGGTGGACCGCAGGACCTTGATGGAAAAGTCTGGCCGCACGGGTTTGTATACGATCTGCGTCGGTTCGTTCATTCGTCTGACTCCTTCTAAACTTTCCTAATCGCGTCAGCGATCTGCTCGAGGACCGCGCAGACCGCGCGAGCAATGAGTAGGATGATGCTCCACTTGCACTTCTCTGCGACGCTTACATCCTCGAGACCCTTGAGATATTCGAGGGTCTCGTCAGCGATGCGAAGGTGTGGTTGCGGGTTCATCGCCGCACCTCGATTGTGACCGATTCGGCCGTCCGCAGATGTTTTTGCAACGACTGGAGCAGCGCGTAGTCCTCACCTGTCAGGGTCGTCGGCGCTTTGTGGAGGTTCGCGAGACCGATCGAGTCGAGGTGCATTTCAACAGGACCTTCAAGCGGTGCGTGTCGACTGCATTAAGCTCGATCATCGCCGCACCACACTCGAGCCACTCATCAGCGCGACTCCAGGACGTCCGCCCAACATCACTTCTCGCAGTTCAGCGGGAGGGTGGGCGAGGATGCGGCGGCGGACGATGAAGTTGTTCGCCCGCAATACGACTCGCCATGGACGTGTCATCAGCCACGCGCGAGCTTTTCCATCGTCCCACCCACGAGTCTTGGTGAGGTGTTTGTAGACCACGAGGTAGAAGTTGCGGAAGCGCTTGGGCTCGAGCATCCCGAGGCAGTCGACGCAGAGCCCCTCGCGAGAGATTTGCCAACTCCAGTTGCGGAGCACGCCGCACTTCACGCACTTGAGGGCGGGCTTCATGCGGCCTCCTTCTTCAAGAGCTGCAGGCAGTACTTGCAGGAAACCGCCAAGTTCGAGGGTGAGTAGCGCTTCCCGCTCCCAGGCCCGCAAAGCGGCTTGAAGGCCTTGCCCACCTTGACTGCAGCGTGTGCTTTGGTGATGAACGCGCCAGTGGTGATGGACTTCACTTCGCCACCTCCTTCGCCAAGAGCTTGCCCGTCACGATGCGCCACGGGCGGTTGCCGTGACCTTCAGGCCAGCCCATCGCCTGCTCGATCGCGATGTAGGAATTGCCCGCCGCGCGGAGCTCCTTGACCTTCGCGACGTCCTCGGCGGTTGGTGCCCACTTACCAGTTGAGCGCGGCTTCTTGGGCTCGCCGTTCTCTGCGGGCTTCGCCGCTTCAGCGTCGAGCCGCTTGACGAGTGCCACGAATTCCTCCGTGGTGAACACCCTCGCGATCGCGTTGGGCGAAATCGCTTGGAACTGGCCCTTGACGTGATTGGAGCCCGCAATCACGCACTTCACCCGCGCGCTGCTCTTCGACTTCTCGAGGACTTCCCACGCGGAGCCGTCCTGATACTCGATGTAGTCGCCGATCTTGAAGGGTTGGTCAGAGCGTTCACCGTCAGGAACTTTCTCTGCGCGGAGTGCCTTGCGGCATTCGAGGCAGTCTGTCTTGCGGGCCTTCGAGGGGTGGACTGTCGTGAGACCTGTGCGGTCCATGCCGCACAGGGTTACTGCTGACGCACCAACCGCGAGGTGACGCACTGTGGGCGTCACGACTTCTTGCGGAACGGATTCAGTCATCATTCGTTCATTCTCCTTGTTGGACTCATTATATCGCGTTCGCGGACGTCATGCCGAAGTTCCGTCCGAGCTCGACGTTGGCCGCGAAGAACGTCGCCGGCGCCAGTCCCTTCATCGCGCGGGTGAAGGCGTTGTGCAGCCCCCACTCGGTCCTGGGTTGGCAGTCGAGCATTTCGTCGCTGGGGTTGAAGTAGAACCCGCGGACGTCGTCGAAGAGGTTGACAGGCAACACGCGGTTCGCGAAGACGTCGAAGATCTTCGCCTTGGCCGCGATGTCGGTGATGTTCGTCGCCTGCATCCGCATGATGTGCAGGTCGAGGGTGCTCGCGTGCTGCAGGAACTTGTCGAAGCCCTCAGCGAGGACCGCGTCGAGGTCCAGTCCGCCGAGGTTCTTCTGAAGCACGGCGATCAGGTCGCCGAGCATCGCGAGGTTGTCGCAGACCATCACGCGGTTACCCGCGACCATCTTGATGGACAGCGAGCTGTTCGTGCTGTTGCGGAAGCCGATCGACATCCCACGCTCCGTCACGTCCACCACTCCAGGTGGAATCAAGTCCATGACGCCGAAGAGCTTCGTGCCGGCGGCGTTGATCGAGAGTTGGGAGCGCTTAACGCTGTAGCCGCGGCTCATCGCCTCGACCTCGAGGCTGTCGACGAGCAGGTAGTGCGGGACGGGCTCGTGTCGCGAACCGCGCGACTCGGGGAACGGCAGCTCGCGGAGCTGCTCGATGGTGGTGATGCTCGACTTCTTGTTCAACAGAGTGCTCATTCGTTCGTTTCTCCTTGAAGAGATTATAGCGCAGTCGGTCCAAATGGTTCGCAGTATTCGCAATGCGAGCAAGAGTAGAAGCTCAAGAGCTTCCAGTCCGGATTTTTGAAGTCACCGCCGTTTCTCGTCAGCTCGCTGCCGTCATTCGGACAAAACTTCGACGCCGGCTTGATCGGACTCAGGAGCGCTGACCGCTTGATCCACACTGTTCTCTCACTCGCTTGCTTGCTAACCACGAGACATATAATATCGTGAATTGGGCCATTATGGCCAAAAATTTTCAGAAATAATATAGCCACTTAAGTGATTGAAAACAAAGGACTTAATGGGCCTTGCTGCCTGGACAGGGCGGGTTGCAAAGAATTGCAAAGAATGTGGCTGAAAGCCCGCTAACATGCGGTACAATCTTCTCGTAGGGGGGGTAAGCGAGATGGAAGATTGGGTCACGAGAGGCAGGAGAATCAAGTTGATGCGGGCCAGAGACGTGGCCGTCGCGAACCGGGATTGGGCCAAGATGAACGAGATCACGAAGCGGCTCGCGAAGTTGCCGGTGCCGGTCCCGACCGTCGTCGGCGGACTGCTGGTCGTCGCGAAGCACTGGCCGACCGACGCTGAGATCAAGGAGGCGAAGTGAACGAGATTCTGGAAGCACTAACACGCGAGTTGACCTACGAGAAGGAACGCCAAAACAGTTCGATCCGCGAAGCGGAGGATCTACTCAAGGGCTCGAAAACGCACCTCGCCCACAACCTTTCAGCGCGAGCCGTCGCGATCGGCGAAAGCCAAGCGAAGATCGAGCTCCTGGAATCGTTGATTCGCGACAAAAGAATTTCGTCGTAAGAACTCCGGTTCCGCGCTATAATGACTTTGTAAGGAGACGAACGAATGACCAAGTTGACTGTTAAGAAAATGCCCGGTTCCAAGCGCTTCGGAATCTACGCGCCAGACGGCACGTTGCTCGAGGGCGGTTTCTTCTACAAGACTAACGCAGAGGAAGCCAAGGAAAACTGGGAAAAGGACTTGCTCAACGACGAAGTCGAGAAGGCCGAAAGAGCCGCGGGTTGGGACCCCAACCCATGACCTTCACCCTTGACTACATCGTCAAGTCCGCGGCCCGAGTCCACGCGAACGGCGCCAAGCGCCGGAAGATCGTCGAGACGAAAGCTGCCTTCAAGTCGGCCGTGTTGGCCAGTCTCGACATGGACGCGAAGTCGGCGAACGGCGTTTTCTACGCTGAGACGAGGCAAGAACTGCGCGAAGCGTGGTTGGCGTTGACGCCAGCTGGTCGCAAGAAGATCATCGCAGAGGTGCTTGGATGACTCAACCAGAAGCCCGCGAGCTGTTCAGCAAGATCGCCCTCGAGCTCAAGCTGCCGTCGTACTGGAAGCTGGCGTTCGACAAGTCCAAGCGCCGGTTCGGTGTGTGCAGACACTCTTCTCGCGAGATCGGTCTTAGCGCCGCGATCGTCGCGCTGAACGGCGAGAAGGAAGTCGGCGCGACCATCCGGCACGAGATCGCCCACGCGTTGGTCGGCCCAGGACATGGGCACGACGAAGTCTGGCGCGCGATGGCGATCAAGTGCGGCGACGACGGTCGGCGGTGCTATGACAGCGACGTAGTCAAGGCTCCGCCCGCACCCTATGTCGCGACTTGCCCGAAGTGTAAGAAGGAATACGGAATGCACCGCAACACACACAACCGCCCGCGGTGGTGTAAGTGCGCCGTGTGGCACGAGGGCAAGCGGTTCAACCCGGACGTCGCCTTGCGGTTCGCGCCGAATCCTGAGATCGTCGTCGAGCCGAAGATTCCGGCAACCGACCCGCAGGTGCTGAAGGTCCTGGAACTGCGGAAGCAGGGCTGGGGCTACGTGAAGATCGACGCGCACTTCGGAGTGTTCGGCAAAAAGGGTTGGTGGTCCTGGAAGATCGTCAAGACTTTTGGTTAGCGGACCGGATGTTAGCGAAAAAAAAAGGAGGTTAGCGAAAAATAGTTCGTCACGAAGTCAAAAACGTGGTATCATAGGTTCAGTTCAAACGCGAACTCGTTGTTTAAGCGATTCGGCGCTACCCGAAGTGTTAGAGGAGAAGAAGAAGATGGCTCAGAACGTCACGTTCACGAAGGTCCACACTGCAAACCGCGGTTACTCGACGTATCGCGCGGATGGTTTCCCCGGCGTCATCCTGCTCGCCAAGCCCGCCTTCAACGGCGCGCACCCCGATTCGATCACGGTCGGCGAAGTGCCTGATCCGACTGAAAAGGTCTCGAAGGCGAAGATGACTCCGGAAGAGCGCAAGGCCAAGCAGGCCGAAGAGCGCGCGCGTCTCGCGGGCCTCACGCCGAAGCAGCGCGCCGAAGAGAAGGCCGCGAAGCTCCGCGCGAAGCTCGCCGAGGCCGAGGCCAAGGCCGCGAAGGTCGACGAACAGCCGGCGCAGTAGTTCCGGCGGAACAAGACGGCCGCGCGTCGACGGGGGTATGCTCCGCGGCGCGCGTCGTTTTCTTTTTTGAGCGGCGCGAAACACCCGCTAGGCCCGAGGTGCTGTGCGGATGATCGCGGTGCAGAGCTGAAAGCTCCTCGACACTGCGACTTAATAAGTTTCGGGCAAAGAGCACTCGCCAGTTCGCGCCGCTCAAAAAAGAAAACGAAAAGCGCGAGACTGGGTCGCACCCAGCGCAGGTTGGAATAACGCCGAAGTCCTGGCGACATCAACAGCGGATGTCGTAGAAAAACAGGCCGTGGAAGGGGGGTCGCGTCAGTGTCCCCCGCCAACTTTTAAGGAGACGAACGAATGACACCGACTCTGCTCGAAGGCCCAGATGGCGGCGGCAAGACCGCGCTCGCCGAGTTTCTGGCCGCGCGATACGACCTCCACCGCATCAAGAACGGCGCACCGAAGCCGGACGAGAACCTCGTCCGAACCTACCTCGCCCAACTCAACGAGAACACCGTCATCGACCGCGCGTGGCCGAGCGAGATGATCTACGCGCCGCTGATGAAGCGGCGGCGGCTCGTCTCCCTCCACGACGACTCGGCCTTGTTCGGCGAGCTCAAGCGCGTCGGCGGCCGGATGGTGATCTGCCTCCCTCCGTTCGGGGACTGCGAGCGGGCGTGGAAGGGCCGCGAGGGCGAGTTGTTCCAGGACCGCAAGATCCTTGAGTCAGCGTGGGACGCCTACGCTGACCTTGCGGAGTCCTTCCGGTCTGAGCCTGAGTTCTGCTACCTGCACGACTGGACGCTCGACTCCAACAACGCGAAGCTCTGCCAATGGCTGGAGGCGAAGTGAATCTCCAAAACCGCGCTATTGAGCTGCTTCGAGCGCTGAAGAGTGCTCGCAACGAGATGCTATTCACGAACAAATCCGACTTGTCAGGTTACCGCAAGGCGTCGCTGAACTGGGATGACGCAGAGCGTGAGCTCGTCAAAACGCTCCACTCGATTCCGCCGGAGATTCCATGAAAATCTACGACCGCCCGAAAGTGATCCTCGTCACGCGTCCCTCGATCAACCTGGAAGGCGTCACCGAACTGCTCGCCGAGTACAGCCTCACTGGCATCGACGAGGGTTGGCAGCAGGACCTGTCTGACGCCGAGGGCGACAGCGTGCCCGAGCTGATGGGCCGCCTCTGCTACGGAAGCTTCGGCCCACGTCAAGGTCGGATCGGCGCGACGGCCTACCTCGAGAACATCCTCAAGGGCGGACACGGCTCGGTCCTCGAGCATGCGTGCTGGGGATTCGTCGTCTGCCGAGCGTCACGCGGGTTCACGCACCAGATGGTGCGACACCGAGCCGGCTTCGCCTTCTCGCAGGAGAGCCAGCACTTCATCCGCTACTCGACGGAGGGCGAGAAGAACGCGCCCGAAGCCGCGGCGTGCGCGACCGGGATTCCTGAGCAGCTACGTCCGCAGTTCTTCGCCGGCTGTCAGGACGCCGTAGAGCGGTACGCTCGCCTCTGGCAAGACATCCGCGCGCAGTTTCCCGAAGACGCCAAGGTCAAGAAGGTCGTCAGCGGGACCGCTCGCGGGCTGTTGCCGAACGCGCTCGAGAGTCGACTCGGCTTCACGGCGAACGCCCGGGCGCTCCGCCACTTCTGCGAGCTCCGGGGCACGCCCGACAACATCCTCGAGATCCGGCTCGTAGCGTGCGACGTCGCCGAAATCATGATCGCCGAAGCGCCGGCGATCTTCCAGGACTTCAACGTTCACGACGGTGATGACGGCTATCCAGTCGTTGTGTCAGTGCATAGAAAGGTGTAATTGAAACTTGAACTCGTTCACAGTCGGGACGGAAAATGCAAATCCTGTTGGCCTGGTTACCCGAGGCCATGTAAGCAGGAAGGCTGCTCCGGTCGCGTACACGCCGAGTTCGGTGAGGAGTTATACAACCACGAGAGTGGCGAAGAGAGCTATTGGATCAAGACAGTTTGTGACACATGCGGGAAATCAGATGATTGATAAATTCACCGCAACCGAAGCAGACCTAGAGATTGTCAAACGTAGGGAGTCGTCGATGATTTTCGGTTTCACCGGCACCGAGCACGGTATGGCGCCGCGACAAAAGAAGACTGTGCGTCAGTTGCTTTACAACTGCACGGTCCTCCACCTGGGTGACTGCGTCGGCGCCGATCGTGAGGCGTTCGTCATCGCCGCTGATACCGGGATCTTTCGCATCGGCCACCCGCCGAGCAATGGCCGGAAGCGCGCCTACCTCAGGTACGAGGAGGAGCGGCCAGCGAAGCCGTACCTGGACCGCAACCTCGACATTGCCCAGGAGGGCGTTGACGGACTGATCGCGGCACCAGACAGTTGGGTCGAGGTCGTGCGAGACGGGACCTGGACCACGGTGCGTCGCGCTCGCTCGCTTGGCCGCAAGATCTGGATCGTGAGACCTGACGGCAGCGTCGTGGTGGAGAATGACGGCAGCGTCGTGGTGGAGGATGGAAATGAGCCATCGCACGGACTCTTCTGAGCGCCCGTCGCTCGCCGACACGTTCCTAGCGGTCGCGCGCGTGTTTGCCGAGCGGTCTACCTGTCCGGGGGGAGCGAGGCACGGCTGCGTCATCACGGTCGACGACCGCGTGATCGCGACTGGTTACGGCTCGCCGCCGATCGGCGCGCCGGCCTGCCCGACCTGCTACCTGCGGGACGAGTTCGCTCGCACCGGCAAGAAGGACTGGTCGGTCTGCCCGTCGATCCACGCCGAGGCGAACGCCGTCGCGTGCGCGGCCAGGAACGGCGTCTCGACCAAAGGTGCGACGGCGTGGGTCACGCGTGAGCCGTGCGAGAGGTGCTACGCGCTCCTCCGAGCAGCTGGAATTATCAAAGTTTACTGGTCGCAGGGCGCTAACATGGATGGAAAGAGAATAGATACCCCTTCCAAAGAATTCCAGGTTCCTGTTAGTGGACCGAGTGGAGTGCCATCGCCAACCCAGGATCTCAGCTTCCACGCCTACACGCGCGTGCCCGGCCGGCAGTGCGGCCACTGCAGCGGAGACCTCGCGAAGTCGAGGGTTCCCGGCTACTTGTACTGCACACGCTGCGGCGTGGGGAGCATCCCCGAGTGAACCTCGACGACGTCCGCATGCAGATGGCAATGGCACGCGAGAAGAAGATCTCCGTGCCGCCCATCGCTGCGTTCCACACGCACGAGCCCGACGCGTTCGTCGAGCCGCCGGACCCGTCTCAATTGCCGCGTGAGATCGAGCTCGACTTCGAGACGAACGGCGTGCGGTGGTGGAAGGGCGACCGTCCAGGTGGCGTCGGCATTGGCTGGGAAAACGGCAAGTTCACCCGATACGTCGCATGGGGACACCACGGCGGCGGCAACACGATCTCCAAAGAGAACGCGATCGAGTGGTTGAAGAAGGTCGCCAAGAGTCGCCGCATTACCAACCTGTCAACAGGATTCGAAGTTCAAATGGCTCGCGCTATTGATGTGTCCTTCGAGGACCTCGGCGCAGAGGTCAGTGACGTCGCCCACTGGGCTGGGATCGCCGACGATCAGCGTGGCTCAATGGGTGGCTCGCAGTTCAGCCTCGCCGCGCTGTGTCGAGACTTCCTGCCGGAGAACGAGCGCAAAGTCACGAGCGTCCACGGCATCGAGCTCGACCCGTCCAGGATGATGGACTATCCGGCGTCGATCGTCGCCGTTCGCGCTGAGGCCGACGTTCGGCAGGTCGGCATGTTGAAGCCGATCCTCTGGAAGCGGCTCGACGATCTGGACCTCCAACGCGTGAGAGCACTCGAGGACGCGGTCATGTACGCCTCGTGCGAGATGGAGTGGAACGGCCTGCCGATCGATGTCGAGAAGCTCGAGCGCTGGCTGGTCGAGATCGACGAAGACCTGGAAGTCTCTCAGCGCGAAGTCGCGGCGCTGACTGGCGACAGTTTCCAAGAGGGTCTGTTCGAGGGGATGGCTGGCGGGTTCTTGAACCCCGACTCGAATAAAGATATGGCGGCACTGTTCAAGAAGCTCGGTCTGCCGATCGTCTACACCGAGAAGGGGTCGCCGAGTTTTACGACTGAGGTTCTCGATAACATCGACCACCCAATTATCAAGAAGCTCGCGCGTCAGGGTAAGATGCGCGACCTGAAGTCAAAATACCTCGAGCCCTGGTCCAAGTCAGTCCGCGAAAACGACGGCATCCTCCGCTTCCGCCTGCACCAGTGCCGAGGTGACGAAGCCGGCACAGTTCGCGGCAGGTTCTCGGCGACGGCCGAGGGCGGCGGCATGAGTCCCCACCAGGTGATGAAGCCCTCGAAACAGAAGAAGAACATGGGGCCGAGACACATCATTCGGGAGTTGATAATCCCTGGCAAAGATGACGGGCTGCTGGTATCTGCCGACGCGATGCAGATCGAGTATCGGATCTTCGCGACCTACACTCGATCGGCGAAGTTGAAGGCGGCTTACGCGAAGAACCCGATGCTTCAGTTTCACGAAGAGACTCGCGCGTTGATTGAGTACTATAAACCTGACATCGACTACGACGGCGCCAAGACCTGCAACTTCCTCTCGATCTACGGCGGCGGTTTGGCGAAGCTCGCGCTGCAGTTGAAGAACATCACCAAGGCGCAGTTCAGTGAGCTCTACCGACAGTATCCGATGGATCCGTCGCGGGACCTGTGGGGTCCGCCGAAAGATCACCCATTGTTAGCAAGCACGTTAGCGGTCAAAACGGCGTATGATAAGGCTTTGCCGGAAGTCAAGCCGCTTGCTAAACTGGCCACCGAGAAAGCGAAGAGCCGCGGATACGTCCTGGACTTCCTCGGTCGGCGGGCGACGTTTCCAGGCGGTGAGGGCGCGCATTCTGCGTTGAACGCGGTGATCCAGCCGTCTGCGGCTGAGATCATGAAGACGAAGATGGTTGAGGTGCACGCGAGACGGCGGGAACTCGGACTCGTACCGAGGTTGACGCTGCACGACGAGTGGCTGGGAGGGTGCAAGAGCGTTGAGTCTGCGAACGGGCTCCGCGAGATCCTCAACCGCCAGTCATTCGAGATCTTCAAGGACATCCCGATCTTGTGGGACGTCAAAGCGGGCAAGAACTGGGCGAGCTGCACGTCAGAACTCGAGGCGCAGTTCGAGGACACGGTCGCAGATGCGACGAGGGGCGGGAGGGACAGATGATAACGTTCGAAGAAGTCGAGACGCTGCGACGCGCGGTCCGCCCACTAGACTGCGGCACGCACTACTGCCGCTACTGCGACGCCAAGAGCGTCACCGGATGGAAGCACGTCGACTCGTGCCCCTACCAGCAGAGCGTGCGAGACGTCCGCGAGGCGAAGGAGATCATCAACCGACTCGAGCGAGAAAGCGCGGAGGTATGAAAAACATCGAAGTCGAGACTGAACCGAATTGGGAGATCTTCATCCCGAAGAAGGCGCTCTGGAAGGACAACACGCTGCACCTTGAGAAGGTCAGTGTCGTCTTTCCGGTGCAGCCATGTGAGATCATGGAGTTGGAACTCTATCACGGCAACGACGAGGTTTTAGGCGTCAAGCTCTACGTCAAGAAGTTTCACCTCACGTGGAGAGATGTCTGGTACAGTTGTTGGCGGATCTTCAAGACAAAATGGACCAAATGAAAAAGATTGAGGGTGAACTGAAGCGGCAGTTCACCGAGGAGTTGCGACGACTCGCCCCAGGCTTCCTCGTGCTCCAGTACTCGACCGCTGGCGCGCCTGATCGCTCGATCGTCGGCATTGGGCGGCAGACGAACTGGGAGTTCAAGCACGCGACGCCGTCGTTCGATAGCCCCGGTAACCAGGAGCTCGAGTGCACGCGGATCGCTGCAGCTGGCCACTGTCGATACGTACTCTGGCACCAAGTCGGCGACGCGAAGAAGACGTTGATCGTTCACCCGAAGGACGTGCTTCGGCGCGACCACGGCGACTGGAATATTCCGTCAATGGCGATGTGTGTCGGGCACGACATGAGGTGGCTGGTGGAGTACGTCATGAAGGAGCATGGATTATGAGCAAACGAATGAATTTCGATGCAGTGGGCGATTTTCATCACAAGTTCGACTTGACGAGCGTCACGCACGAGGGCGCGAGGCCGCGTCCCATCGGCACCGAGCTTCGAGACTTCCGGCTGAAGTTCATCCTCGAGGAACTCCAGGAACTGTGCGAGGGGTACGGCCTCGAACTCGAGTTCGCTCTCAAAGAGAAGGAAATTCCTGGCGTCGAAGCTGGAGGCTGTCCACGGTGCAGTTACAACGGTCAGAACTATTATGATCCGCGGAATCATGCATGCATGAACTACGGCAATCAAGATCTCGTTAAGATCGCCGACGCGCTCGTCGACCTCAACTACGTCACCCTCGGGGCGGCGCACGTCCACGGCTTGCCGTGGCAGGCGCTCTTCGACGAGGTCCAGCGCGCGAATATCACGAAGGAGCGATGCGGGATCGACCACCGGTACATCGGCAACGGTGTCGAAGCCTGCCAACATCAGAATCCAGACGGACTGTGCGGAGCAGATCGCAAGGCACACTCGCTCCGCGGCTCGGCGTATGACGTCATCAAGCCGGAAGGTTGGCAAGCGCCAGACATTATCGGTGTATTGATGGCTGCTGGCTGGCCGGGTCCGCCATTGCCATTAAAGGAGGAATAAATGAAGGGAACGATCAAGCGAGTGTTCCTGCCACGCGGCTTCGCGTTCGTGACCGGCGAAGACGGCGAGGATTACTTCTTCCAAGCCGATCAGCTGCGAGACGCGCAGTGGGACGGCCGGACGATCAGAGAGAACGTCCGCCTGGAATTCGTGCCGCAAGACGGTGGACCTGGAGGTAATGGGCTTCGCGCGACCGAGGTGCGGCTGTGCTAGCACTAATCACGGTCGCCACAGTAATAGTAGTAACTATCTTTGTCGTCGACAGACTCCTCGAGCGATGGATCGCTCATGAGGAGAGGAAGAACTCGCGCGTCAGCACTACACTTTCCGCGGGACCGGAGAACGTAGGAGCGCGATTCACAAAGGAGACGAACGAATGAGAGCGATCAGCCTCCGCATTGAACCACCCCAGTTGGCGATGATAAAGTCGACTGGGCTCAAGCCGTTCCTGCGGCGACTCCGCCGACGCGTCCGCTCTTTCTGGTGCGTTCTCTACAATGGCAAGCACGAGTTCTACCGAGCGCACTCAGACACGAGGCTGTACCGGCAGTGCCTGCTCTGTGGCCACGAGACGGCCGGCTGGACGATCGACCGGCGGGACAGGAAGCTCCACCTAGTCAAGAAGGAGGACGAGTGACATGGAGGTGAAACTCACCCGCATCACCGACGACGCGATGAAGTTCGACGTCACCGTCTCGTCCAAGAACAACCACGCGCACGGCGCGCTGACGCGCTCGGACAAGCAGAGGGTCACCGCGATCCTCGCGGAGACCGCCGACAGGCTGGAGAAATACTTGCGAGAGGTCGAGGAAGGAGACCCGCGCCGTGGGTGACATGGCCGACTACTACAAGGAGCAGCAGATCGGCGAAGAGTTCGCGCGACCGGAGATAACGCGCGAGTCCCTCTGGCACACCGCCGATGGTCGAGTGATAAAGATCAAGGACCTCGAAGATCAGCACTTGCTGAATATCATCCGATGTTTTCGCAACATGTCTCCAGAAGGTACGAGAGTTTATCCAGAAAGTCCGACGGCTCGGCGAAACTGGGTCAACGCCCTGGCTAATGAGGCGTACAGGCGAGGCCTGAAGGTCGACGACCTCGCGGAAGGCGAGCCGGTGCACGAATGAAACTCAGCCACTACATTGTCGCGCTGAAGCGCTTGGCGAAGTCAATGCCAGGAGAGGATCCTGACGTCGTGATTCGACGCTACAGCGACTATACGACTGAAATCAGTCGACAAGGAGGTAGTGATGAATTCCCGAGGGTCGTCGAACTCGCAGATGTTACTGGTGCCGCCGGTGCGTGGTTGATGCGGGCTGATGAAATGGCGCCAGCCGGAACAAAATCAACTGTTAAGAAATACGTCGAACTTGCGAGGGGAAATTGATAAATCAGATCTTTCAACTCGAGCGCCCGCTCTTCGTCGTCGACTGCGAGACGACTGGCACTGACGTCCAGGTCGACCGCATCATCAGCCTCGGCATCCAGCGGTGGGAAGCCCTCGGCATGACGTTGGAATGGAAAACACTCGTCGATCCAGGGGTTCCAATTCCACCGGAGTCGACTGAAGTCCACGGTATCACGGATGCGATGGTCCAGGGGTGCAGGCAGTGCGGGCAGAGCGGCACGGTCCACGCGATGGGCGCGGCTGGCCACGACTTCGACCCTTGGCCGCGGTTCGCCTCGCTGGCCAAGTCAATCGCCGGCGGGTTCCAGCAATGCGACTTCGCCGGCAAGAACGTTCGATTCGACCTCCGCATCATCGCCGCCGAGATGCTGCGAGCGGGAGCTGAGTGGAGTTACGCCGATGCCCGAGTCATCGACGCCGAGCGAATAGAGCAGGTCGCGGTGCCGAGGACGCTCTCAGACTTGTATCGGAAGTATGTTCGAAAAATCTGCCCAGAGTGTGAGGGAAAGGGAAAATTCCTCGATGCGCCAGACAAAGTACTCACCGGCAGGACGTATTGGGTGGATTGCGAGACCTGTAAGGGCGTGGGCTCAATTGGTGAGGAGTTCGACGAAGCACACGACGCGCTCGCCGACGTGAAGGCGTCGGCGATCGTCATCATCAAGCAACTCGAAACGCATTCAATCTTGCCGCGGACGCTCCAGGAGCTACACGACGTGCTGTGGCCAGGGTGGATCGATCCTGACGGCAAGTTCCGGTTCATCAAGGGCGTCGCGTGCTTTAGCAACTGGGGCAAGTACGCCGGCAAGCCGATGAAGAGCGCTGAGAAGGGATACTGGGATTGGATTCTGAAGGCCGACTTCCCGGCAGACGTCAAACGAATCGCGGCCGAGGCGAAACTCGGCAAGTTTCCGGAGCAACGAACGAATGTGGATCTTCGCTAAAGAGGGTTTTTTCAGCGTCATCGAAGATGCGACAGACAAGACTAAGGTGTTTGTCCGCGCGCGTGAGCGTGAGGATCTTGCGGCGTTGCGGCTTGGCGTCAAGATTCACGAGACACCGGACGCTGATTACGGCTTCCGGTCTCGTGTGACGAAGCGGCGATGGGCTGACAAGATGTTCAACCTCACCCTAGCGATTGACTACCCGAACTTCAAGAACGCCGCGCCGATCGAGCGCAAGAAGCTGTACGAAGAAGTCTGGATGACAATGAGTCGACTCCAGAAGATCATCTCACCATATGGCACGAAAGGCTTCGAAGTACGAGACCAAGTCGCCAAGACCTGGTTCAACATGACACCGCTGAAGAAGCGGTTGAAGCGCGGGAAGTCGATCAAGTTCCACCCGAACAGGTTGCGATGAAAAATTTCACTGACGAAGAAGTCGTCCAGATCCTCAAGAACGTCGGCGTCGACGTCGACTGCGGCGCGTGCATGGAGGTCGCCTTCACCGGGACGACGACCAACACGCACACGTGCGAACCCAAGCGGCCGCCATACGTGCCGCATCTCGTCGGACCGACGATCAAAGAATGAATCTAGACTTCTCTCGCTGCCGCAACGTCTGGGTGCCGCCGGATCCTGTAACTGGGAAGGACGGCTTCTGGAGTCCACCGCCGCCGCACGTTCGCGCTGGTGTGAAGTGGATTCTCGCCAACCCGTTCGCGCTGCTCGCCGACGACATGGGTGGAATGAAAACTGCACAGGCGATCATCTCTGCGCAGTTCCTTCATGACCACCAGGCGATCGACCGCGTAATCGTCGTGGCGCCAGCGGCCGTGCGGCCGAAGGTCTGGTTCGATCAGGACCTCGGCCAACTCCGCGAGCAGGTGTTCGAGGACAAGCGCAACCGCATCACTGAATATAGCACACGTTCGAACCCCAGTCACACGAAAATGTTATCATGGGCGTATGGTCCAGAGAACAAACCTGAGCTCAAGTGGATCATCACGAACTACGAGTTCATCCGCGACAAAGAAAATCTCGCGCCGCTTCTACAGTACTGCGGACCGAGGACGCTGCTAATCCTCGACGAGAGCAGCGCCGTCCGCGTGCACAACTCTGCCTCAACCGAAGCCTGCATGTGGCTGAGATGGAAACCTAGTCGAACTGGTAAAACCCCGGACTTAGGAAACCCGCGGTGCGGCAGGATCCTCGAATTGAATGGCACGCCCGTGGCTGAGACGCCCAGAGACATGTTCAGCCAGGGCAACTTGCTGCACCCCGACATCTTGGAGTGTCGGTTCATCTCGCACTATGAGGCGAGGTATGCGATCAAGGCACCAGTGATCGGACCTGGTGGTAAGCCGCTCGTGTCGCCGTATTTGAAAAAAGTCGCGCAACCTGATGGCACTGCGAAGATGGAAGCGCAGCACATCATGCAGACCGTCGACTGGTCGAATCTCGAGGACCTCCAGAAACGGTTCGAGCCGTATGTCCTCAGGCGTGAGGCGAAGGAGCTCGGCATCGACTTCGCGCTCCCGCCGGTCCCTCTCGAGGTTACGCTGACGCCGACGACGTGGAAACACTACATCAGCATGCGCGACCACCTGGTCTCGTGGCTCGAGACTGGCGTCGCGACAGCATCGCAAGCCGGCGTGAAGTCGATCCGCCTTGCACAGATCACGAGTGGATTCCTCGGCGGCATCCAGGATCCGCTAATTCCAGAAGAATGGCAAATAACTAGTCCAGATCAAAAGGTCGGTTTAGCGACCAGAGACGAGATTGACTGGTCCAAAGAGCCTGAGGTCGAGTACACTTGCCCCGAATGCGGCAGCGACATCCACCCGTGTTCGTGCGAGATGCTGGCAGAGTTGAAAAAGAGCACGCCAATTCCTCAGATCCAGGAAATCGGTCGGGAGAAGCTCGACTTCGCGCTCGAGTGGCACAAGGAACTGCTCCGCCAGAACCCGAACCTCAAGCTCTTGGTCTGGTGCCGGTTCGTGCCGGAACTCCGGCGCTATCTCAAAGAAGTGCAGAAGCTCGGCCACCCGGTCGGTGCGGCGTGCGGTGAGTCGGTGTTGGGGCAGTCTAAGAAGAAGGAGCGGGAGTTCGCGCTGCGGCTACTGCACCCGAAGACCGCGCCTCCTGGACCAGCGACCGTCGGCGCGACCGCTGGCACTGGTGCGATCGGCCTGAACTTCACGGCCTGTCGGACCGTGCTCGACATGAGCTACGACTTCTCGGCGTACAAGAAGAAGCAGGGCGATGCGCGCGTGAACCGTCCCGGTCAGACTGGTCCAGTTTCATTCACACATCTCGTCGCCGTCGGACCGAAAGGACAGAAGACGATCGACCATCACATTATGCTCGAGCGACTCGGTAAGATCAAAACAGCAGAGTGGACGGTCGCGGCGTGGGTGAAAGCGTTGAAGGAGGAATAACAAATTGACCCATTCACATGATCGAACATTAGTCCAGGCCATCGGTGCTGACTTGGATCACAAAACACCGGACCACGACGCAGCTTGTCTATACCTTCAGTCAAAAGCCCGTGCGCTTGCCGAAACTCTTGTTGGACGTGAATCCGATTACGGGCCAATTTTGCGAATTGATAACACGCGCACTTTTCTCGAGGTAATTGTCAGCAAAGGCGAGGGACAATATACTTCGCACATCGGGTTTTTAGATTTAGTCATTCATTGTACTTGTATCACTGACGCTCCGCCAATTACTCATCAAGTAGGCATCAACTTAGTTATTGAAGTAAAAACAACTCGGTGCCCAATAGGCGATTTGATTCGACAAATTAAGCTGTATAAAAAATACTACGACAGTTATAATATGGCGAAATGGATCGTTGCAGTAACTTATGATTTGACAGCGAATGAAGCTAAGTCGCTAAGCAATGAAGACATCGAACCCCTGAGAATTTCGAATGACTTCAAAAATGTAATGCAATCTGCTTCAGCCGCTGAGCTTCGTGTCATATAAAACGAGCAAGCGAAAAGGAGGAGTGATGGCAACAGTACATCCGGTCGGTGGTTACGGACTCTACCAAGCGCTCAAGGACGAGGGCTATGAACTACCTGAAGAATGCGGCGACGTCGAGATGCGACTGCCGGTCGACGGCGTGATCCAGCTCGCTTACATCGTCAACCTCACCGACGGCGAGGACGGGACCCTTGCGAAATTCGGGCGAGCGCTCGTCCGGATGGCAAAAAATAATCGCTAGCAAGCGAAAATAAACGTATACGATCCCGTTTTAGCGACGTACAATCCATGGATTGTACGCGAAAAGGAGACGAACGAATGAGGTACGATAAAGTGTTAGCAGCGCTTGAGAAAGCGCGGACTGTGTATGAAAATTCCGTCCGCGAGACTCTTGCTCAAGCTATCCGCGAAGATGCAGAGATAGAGCAAGCACTCATCAATGTCGGCCTTCTCAATGGCGTCAAAAAGGACCCCAAGGGCCGCGCGGCGAAGTCCGCGGCCTGGACGCCTGCCCGACGGCGCAAGCAGAGCCGCTTGATGAAAAAGCGAAACGCCGAGAGGCGTAAGAAGTGAAGCGCCGTCGCCGGAATCAACCGCGACTCGAGGGCGGGCGAGACCCGCTCTTCAGCTGCGTGCATCCTGCGATCCGAGAAGCAGCTCATGAGATCGCGAGACAGTACAACGTCTCGCCGTCTTGGGTAGTCGCGACGAAGCTCGCGCACGCGTTCGGCATCAGTGAACAGCCAGACTACCGGCGCTTGGAGAAGAAGAATGGCAAAACGAAAGCCCGGTAAGTATGACCACCTCCTCGCTGGACTGCCTGCAGCTCCACTCGAAGACGATCCGAAGCGGCAAGCGAGGATCGATACATTAAAGGTCGTCTGCAAACACTGCGGACAACCGAAACATACTGCTGCTGAATCTCCAGATGCACACGAGTTTGAGTCATGGCAAGACCTCGACGCCGTGAAGCTCGTCACCGACTACGCGTTCATCAAGTTCGAACTCGACGCCAAGAAGGAAGAAGCCGCCGAGCTTCAGATCAAGCTCGATGCGCTCAAGCAGTTGCTCATCGCGTCCGAGGATGCGGGTCACGACCCGGCATGGGGCGCGTATGGCGCGAACGACAACGCGCTCAACTTGCCGGACGGCAGCAATTTCAGGGTCAACCGCGAGTTGACCGGCAAGATCGTCGACCCCGAGGCATTCCGTCTGTGGTGCATCGCGAACGGTTACGAAAAGAAGCTCCGCCTGCACGACGGCACCAAAGAACAGATCGTCGCCGAACGCGCGCTGGCCGCCGAGCCGATGCCAGACGGCATCGAGCTCAACTCGTGGGCGAAGGTCACGTTCACGCCGGCGAAGGACTGATGAAGACCGAACTCAAGCTCGCCGAGCATTCGACGATCCCCAGAGCCCAGGTGGTCGAGATCTGGTGGAACGGCCGGATGGTCGGCCAGATCACCGGCGCCGACGGGCCGGGCGTCCGCGTCATCAGCAAGTACCCAGTGAACTACGAGCGCGTGGCCAATCCGCGCGTCGCGCCGGTCAACATCCTCGAGGTGAAGATCGGTGGATAAAAACGCTTGCGCGTATTGCCCGACGCGGGCTAGGCGGGGTAACCTGGGTCCAAGCGCTTGTGGGTAGCATCCAGTCGCGCATAAACCGGCAGTCCCAAGGGTATCGATTAAAACGAACGAAGGAGGACATAGTGCAGAAGAAGAAGAAGCAGAAGCAGAAGACGGCGCCGCGGGTCAACCGGGCGCTCGTGGCGATCCGCGAGGCGTGCGAGCGGAACTACGCGCAGACGGACGGCCGCGTCATCGGCCGCCAGCTCGGCCTGAAGATCCACGAGCAGGCGGCGTGCGAAGACCACCTCGCCGGACTCCAGGCCTCGATCGCCGAGGTCCGGAGCAAGAAGGCGAAGGTCGAGGCCGAGATCGCTGGCCTGACGGCCGTGCTCGAGAAGCGGAAGTAATCGTTGTGGCCTTGGTCAATGACCGACAGCCGCCGCATTAAGACCGTCAGCGGGAGACGTAAAAAACGCCCGCCATCAACCGGAAACCGTGAAACCAGGAGAAGTGAAAATGGCTGACGAAGTAAAGAAAGAAGAAGCCCTTGTGACGCAAGGCACGCAAGCCCTCGGACCCGCTCCGAGCTACATCCCGAAGTCACGTCGCGGCTTCGAGGACACGGTCCAGACGGACCTCACCATCCCGCGACTGGCACTCGCTCAGGCGCTCAGTCCGCAAGTGACTGAGGGTGACCCACGTCGCATCGAGGGGTTGGTCGCTGGCATGTTGTTCAACAGCGTCACCGGCCAGAACTACGGCAAGTCGGTCCGCGTCCAGGTGCTCCGCAAGATGCCGCTTCGTGCGATGGAGTTCCGACCGATCGACGCCGGCGGCGGCGTGATCGACCCCAATGTCCCGCTCAAGGATCCGCGCCTCAAGTGGGGCAACACTGGCGACAAAAAGAAGGACAAGCCGGTCGCGACGCTCTTCCGCGACTTCTTGGCGGTCATCCTCCCGCAGCGCGAGATCATCGCGTTATCGTTCAAGTCGTCGGGCATCAAGGCCGCGAAGGACCTCTGGGGCCTGACCACGATGGCCGGCCGCGACTGCTTCGCGGTCAACATTAAGATCACGACCGGCGTGAAGCTCGACCCGAAGCCGCACCAGATCTTCCAGGTCGCGCTCGACGGCTGGGCGAGTGAGCAGGACCTCCTGCTCGGCGCGGATCAGTACGAGGCGGTCAAGATCATCAGCGCCGAGAAGATCCACCAGGAAGAGTTCGGCGACGACCTCGAGGGCGTGGACGAGTTCAACCCGGAGCAATACGAGAACGCGAACCGTCGACCCGAGATGTAACACGACATTCGCCGCGTCTCAGGTAAACATTGAAGCCGACGCTTGCTGCGCGAGATAGGTGTATGTTGGTTGGCCATCGCATGCACGCTATCAACCAAGAGGCATCGTCCGCGGAAAGCCTGGGACGCGGCGAATTTTTTTGAGGAGATGAAAATGGCAGAAGAGAAGAAGAAGCTGAGCGATGACGATCGCAAGGAACTCAGCGGAATGCTCGTGAACATAAACCGGAACGCCAACGGCCTGGTGGCGTACGACCTCGAGTACAAGCCGTTGCCCGAAGAAAAGATGACGCCAGCGCAACGGCTGGCAATCAAGAACTTCACCGCGATCATGTTCCCGAAAGAGGTTCCGGCGGCAGAAGAGCCCGAGTCCAAGAAGTAAAAGAAACGGGCTGAGGATGATAAAGTCCTCAGCCCGCTCTTCTAGCAGGAGGCATTCCACTGGGGAGTGGAGCCCACCCCTCCTGCTAAGGCTCGGGATGCGCAGCTAGCCAAGCCGCGTCCTTTGCCAGCGAACTAGCGCAGGCGTCATTGAACGCCTGGATCACTTCCTCACTTGTCGGTGGCGTCGCTGCCGGGTCCTTCTTCGCCAGCTGCCCGCGGATCCAGCCGACGATCGCTGGCAGTTCCTGGATCGCCACCGCGATAATCTGATCTCTGGTCGTGCTCATCGGACCACCTCCGCGAGAACCGTCTTCAAGAGCGCCGCATACGGGCCTAGTCGAGCTCGATCAGGTGGCGACAAGTTGTTGAGCAACTCGTTCAGACCAGTGTCCACCGTCGCCTTCCATCCCGTCGGTGCCGCTTGAATGGTCTTCACGGCCGACTGATGGTAAAGCACGACCTTGCGAGTGTCTTCCGTCGACATCAGCGGCGGCACCTGCTCGTTGGCCGTGGTCGCGGTGTCGCGGATCAAGTCCAGCACGCGGACGGCCTGCGTCCCCTTGAACGCAGCTGAGGCGGCTGGAGTAAGTTCTGGTGGCGTGTGTTGGCACGCGACCAGTCCGACACTGAGAATGATAAACAACACGAGATGCTTCATCGTCCCTCCTACGGAACCTTGTTGACTGCTTCTTTTGCTTCTTGGGCCTTATCGGCCGCAGCGTCGGTCGCGGCGGCCGCTTTGTCCATGGCTTTCGAGGCCTCGACGACCTTCGTAGTAGCCGCGTCAGCCTGCTCAGCGTTTTTCTGCACAGCAGCTGAGCGACCTTCGGGGGAGATCGGGAGCGGTGACATGCGCGCGATGCCTGCAACTGCCGCAGTCACGACTGATGCCAGGTCGATCAACGCGTGAGCGGTCTCGTGCCAGTTGAGCGGCAACAACTGGTCGACCAGGCTTAGGTGAGAGGCGAGCGAGGTCAAGATCGCGCCAGCAATGATCCAGTACCAGCCGTTAGAGTCTCGTGTCATCGGTCTCTACTTTCTGTGCCCGAGGAGGAACCGGGCGCGACGGAAGTTGAAATTGACAATCTGTCCCTTGTTGAAAGAGATCGGCTCGATCTGGAGCGTGCCTGGGTCCATGATCGTGCCCTCGAACCCATTGATCGCCTCGATGGCGAGTGGACCAGGTGCGTCCTGGTAGACGAAGACGCCGTACTGTCCGTCGGGCCCCTGCTTGTGCTCGCACCGGTAGTTGCCCGGCTTCGCCGGTGCGCGGAGGATCCGGTCCGGCGAGAACGACTTGTCGTCGCCGCCGTGGAACTCTCGCCATGACTGAATGTCCGGCGGCAACAGCGGGATCATCCGCGGTCCGAGAGAGAGCTGCGCGTCATACGCGTCGAACGTCTCGTTGCTCAGATAGACACCGGGACTCGACATGACAACCGGCATCTGATGGGTGATGAGCTGCATCAGTGTGATCGCACCCATCACCTCGGGCTCCATCCACTGCGCGTAGTCGTTGACGGCCGAGACCTTTGGTCCACAGCCAGGTCCCTCGCTGTCGATCGTATAGGGGTGGACTTTACCATCCCAGTAACTGACGGTAAAGGACCGTTCCATAGCATGCCGGAACTCGCCGCGGCTGCCGTGTTTGTCGGTCACCGTCACTGGCGGACCGATCAGCGTGTTGAGTTCACCCTCGTCCGCTGCCGACGTCATCGACCGGATCGGGCACGGGCACTCTCGCAAGAATGCATCGAGCATCGCACCCATCAGGTCAGTGTCAGTGCAGCGCGTGAAGTTCCACGCCTCGTTGCCGGCGTCGACGCCGATCACGAGTTGGTCGGTGCCGCCTTTCGCCTGGAGCCGCTGACCGAGCTGAGCCATGTAGTCGAACAACTGTTGACGCGACCAACTCCGCGCGATCGTGTGGAACCACAGCAAGTCGCCCTGCGAGACGAGCCAACGGAGTCCGCGAGCGAGGAGCTCGTCGGTGAACCGGTCGATCGTCGGCCAGTGCTCGGGATCGACGGCACTGAACGTGCCTGGACGCGGTGCCGTGCCCCACCAGTCTGGCGCCGGCAAATTCGTCCAATCGCGAATGAAGTGAAAGCCGGTCCTGTCGGCGTAGTCGATCGCGGCGAGTGGTCCGCTCCATCCGATATTCTTTGCTGTCGATAACAAGCTACCAGTGTGGAGACCGATTATCAATCGCTGGCCACTCGCATCTCGGACGCCACCGCGACCGCCGTCGACGAGTTCGACCTTACCGACGAGACGCGTCGTCGGACGGTCAGGTACCGGCTCCTTGTCGACGTGCTCGTGCACGAACTGGCTTGAGGCCGACGCCCAGATCGGCGTGCCAGCGAGAGGTCCACGCGGGTCCTCGTAGATGACAAAGTTCCCGTCATCCTGGAGTTGAACCATCGCACCAGGATGCCCGGCCGTCTTCGAGTGCGCGATGCCGCTGCCGTCCGGAGTCTGGACCACCATGTCACCGTCGGCGCGCATCTTGAGCATGCCGGCAGGTTGGCCGTCGGTATGAGACGCCCAGATCGGGTTGCCGTCAAGGTAGACGACGAGATTGCCATCACCTTGGTAGTGCAGGTGAGCGTGGTCGCCGACAGACACGAGCGTCTGTTCCGGCAACAAACTCTGGCCACTGAAGAGTTTTCCGTCCGTCATCATGCCTCCGCGATCTTTCGCTGTAACTTGGTTGTCCGCTTCCACCATCCGAGCATGAAGCGGCGCTGAGTCAGGTCGCGCTCCATGATAATCTGCATGAACTCCTGGCGCTGCGTCAAGATGCTGTTCGCCAGAAGCACGTCACCGAGCGGCTTGCCGATGATCTCGAGGTACTCACGCGTCCTTTTGCCGATGACGCCATCTGGTTCGAGGACGTTTCGGCGAAGTACCTCGTTGATCCCGACTTGAAGAGCCTTCGTAGCCCGTGGTTGGCCGCTGTGGAACCCGTAGTCAAACACGACGAGCAAGGTCCTAGGATACGGCTCGAGGACATCGTATCCCGGCTCTTTCATAAATACTATGACCGCGACAGTCACCGCTTCGTCGAGCGTCAAGTTCTCAACGTATTGCTTGGTCGTCTCACCTTTCGGTGCGCCGAGATATTTCTCCCGGTAATAGGCGAGGGTGCGGAGCGTGATACCGAACTTCGTGGCTCCACCCTTGTCCACCGGATCGTCGGTGTACTTGAACCCTTCGAAATGCTCGATCGACCAACGGGCAGTCTCGGCAGCGGTCATGAATAATCTCCCTAGATGTGGCGCGCCTTGAGTAGCAGCTGCAGGCGAGAGGGGCTGCCCTGCTCCATCCACGTGATGAAGTCGGTCTCAGCCGACATGATCGCGTTGGCGAGGTAGTTCGTCGGTGGCGCTACGGTGCCGTCATCGATGGTGTCGTCGTTGTTGCTATTGCCTGGAAACTCGGCGCCCCAAACCTGTTCGGCCTGCTGGCCGCGCGCCTGCTTGATCGACCAATACAGGCTGAGGATGTTCTCGCTATGCTGACGCAGTTGCGTCATGTAGATCTTCGCTTTTGGGCTCGTGTTCTCTGCCATCTCGTCTCTCCTTAAGCTGCTGCGATCGTTATCGAAAGGTACCCTGCGTACGTAGTAGTTGGGGCGTACACAAAGCCACCAGCTCCGCCACCGCCGGCTCCGTAGTTGCTGCCAAACGGTCCGCCGCCAGAAGCCCCGGCGCCGCCGAGACCTGCGCCTGGACTCGCTTGACCGGTGAAGTAGGCGTTGCTGCCGCCATTCGCGTCGCTCGTGCCGCCACCGCCTCCGCCGTTTCCACCCGCGTTCTGGCCGTTCTGAGGACCGCCACCAGCGTCACCACCATTGCCACCAGCAGGTCCGTTGTTCAAGTTACTGCCAGTGACGCCGCTGACGGCGGCACCGCCGGGAAACACGGCGCCCGTGAACGCTCCGCCGCAGTTGCCGCCGGCGAGTTCCACGTAGATCGTGCTCGATGCAATGCGCACGAACGTGGATCCACCGTTTGTCGGCGCAGGACCCGTCGCGACGCCGTTCGTTCCCGCAGCGCCGACGATGAAGTTGTACGTAACGCCTGGGAACAGCGTGACCGACGTTCCTGTCGTGAAAGATCCTGCACTGCCGCCACCGCCGCCATACGCGTCGAGGCCCGCGGTCTGGTACGTCGCGCCGCCGCCTCCCGCGATACCTGCGGCCGTGACGATGATAATCGAGTCGACGGTGACGACTTTCGTGCCAGCAGTCGTCAGCGCGATCACTACGCCGATCTTCGCGTCATAGATCGTGCCGTCGACCGTGATCTGTGGTCTCTTGCTCCCGAGGAGAGTGCTCTGCTGCGCGAGTTGGAAGAACCCCCGCTGGTCCTCGAGTAAGCGGCGGTGCCACCGGTGCCGCTCATGGAAAAACTCGAGGATCTTCGCCTCTCGTGAAGCTAAGAATCGCGCGTACTCTCTATTCGTCATCGGGCGCGTCCGTGGTTAACCGAACCTTGATACCGATCAGGTACGCAGTCGCGTTGAGAGTGTCGCCAGCCGCTCCTGGTGTCCGCTCAAGATCCCAGCGGCACCAGTCATTGACCTGCGGTGATCCAGAGACCGTCGTTGCTGCCGACTCTGGTCCGATCGCTAAGTTTTTTGCAGACAAAGCGGTGTCAGTCGACGTCTGAGGTGTACCGATGGCGACGTCTAGTGTCTCGTTGTCACCGGCCGCGACGAGTGAGTGCGACCACACGACAGCGCCGGTGCCGCTCGTGACCAACCAGTACGGTTGGAACGTGAGTGTTGATCGGTTCCAGGACTTGGGGAATGGAAAACCAAACGAAGCGCCGGTCGTCGAACCATCTGGAAAGCCACAGGCCGTGACGTACCGGCCCGATGACAAGAGGATGTCTTCAGCCGGGTTGCAGCCACCACTCGGCTTCGGCCTGAAAGCTGTGATCGGGATCCACAAGTCTTTGATGCCGACGCCAGGATACACCATCTCCCAGGCAGTGCCTGCAGCGTTGAATCTGGGGAACTTTTTCGCGACCGCGGCAAGTCGACCGAAAGTCGTCGACGTGTCGGCGTAGACGAAGTCTTTCGCCGTCTGACTCGGGATGGCAATGCCACCGACGCGGATCTCAGCGACGTTGTCTAGCAGCGTGTTGTGGAGAGCGGCTGTCGCCAACTCTCCAGTCGAGACGTGAGAGAGCGGAGTATACGGCATCAGCGTTCTCCCTGAACTTGCTTGACACGATCTATCAATTCATCGGGAAACTTGTCGCCATTGTTGATGTTGTCGATGGCGGCCTGCTCGACCGTCTCAGTGTGCAGCCAGTTCCGCGTTATCTGTTTCGGGCGCATCAACATGATCTTCTCGATCATCTCGAGTTCAGATGGAAATACGATGTTCTTGTACCTCAACCCGCAGCCCGAGCAGCACGCGATCTTCCATTCCGGGTGCGTCGGTGGCGCCTCGCCGCACTCACACTTGACGCGCCAAGCGCCTGCTCCGATATACGCCACTAGAGGCTCACCGGCGTAAGGATGCGGGTCGCGCCAACTCATACTCGGCCGACGGCGCTTGTTGTAGTCGATGTTGTTCTGCTGGTACTCGCGGTACTCGTCCGGAGTCCTGACGCCGAGGCGTTGGATCGCGGTCTCAATTACGACTGGTGCTGTCGACATAATTTAGAATCCGTATACTGTGTTGATGCCCCACTCGGAAGCACCAACGATGCCCCAGAGCCACACGTTCTGCGCGCTTGCCGGCTCGAGTCCCCACGTGCAATACAAGATCTTGTCCGAGTTGTAGTCCAACCGGACACTGTTGATAGAGAACGGCGAGTTGATGCCGAGCATATTCACGTTCACCGTCACCCGGTCGCCGACTTCGCGCTCGATCGCAGCTCGAATCAAGCGATACGAGATATTGGCCATAAACTTGATCGAGCGGATGTGTGCGAGAGGTGATGAAAAAATACTCGCGAAATATGTCGCTGCGTCGGTACCGACATTGATCGAGTTCTGGTACGGCATCACGATTGGGAGCGTGCGGTCGCCATAGGCGTTCGGCACCGCCGCCTCGATAATGGCCTGATAGCGGCGAATCGCCTTGCCGATCGCTCGCAGGCGGATGACGTATCCGGGCAAGGCCCCGTTGTTCGTGATCGTCCAACGCACGCCAAGACCGGTGAACGATGGAGTCACGGTGAAGTTCGCCGTGACGTCTGTGCCGCTCCCGTCCTGGGCGGTGTTCATGATGTACGTCGTGCCGGAGATCGGTGCCTGGAGCGCAGTGCCACCGATGTTATCATTGCTGACCGGATCGCGATACGGTCCGAACAGCCGGTCGTTCGTCTCACCGGCTGAGATCAGCGTCGTGGTGGTCTGCAAATCGTACAGGATCGTCGTCGGCGTGGCGTCGACGCCAGTCGGCTTCACGAAGACCTGGATCAAGCTCACGATGTCGTCGATCGAGCCTGGTACAACGAGCATGCCTTCTTGGATGTCGGCGTCCGTGATGTCGAGGAGAGAGACCGGGTTCGATCCGCGGTTGTGGCGGTTCTCGTAGACAAACGTACCGCCCTGCGTCGAGTCGCCCTTAACGTACGAGTAGTCGAGGCCGCTCATGACAATCTGGTTGATGCCCTCTCGGACCTTCGGGTTCTGACCAGTGACGGCGCCGTCCATCGAAATCGAGTAGGTCTCGAGTCCGACGCCCATCGAGGCAGTGATCGGCCGCTCCTTCATCGGCAGACCATCGAGAACCAACTCGATGAGTTCGTCACCACGTTTATCAGTCTGAGCATCGATACTCGGCAATGGATTCCGCGCGGCCTTGTCCATCCAGTCTCTCGACTGGCAACGCGTAACCTGCGCACCATGCGGGTCAGTCGTCGGCACGATGCCAGACAAAGATCCACGGTGCTTGTACGACATCACCGATCCAGAGTACAGTTTCAACCGGATCCCGATGTTGAAGTCGAACGACGGCTTCTTCGACGCGTGCAGCGGCGAATAGTACGATCTCGTCGCCACGGAGTTCCGCTCGCTATTGTCGAGTCCCCATTGAAGCGTGCCAGTGTTCGCGATGCGGTCGTTCGGCGTGTCGCCGGTGATGCCGTAGCTGCAAGAAATCGTCTCAGCGCTTCGGACGTCTGGCAGCAAACTCCGCCAACCTGTGGCTAGGCGAAGCGCGTACAGTTCGGCGACCTCAGCCGCGGTCAGCCATTCAGTCTCAAATGAAAAATCCGACAGGAAGCCGAGCCACGGCATCGGGGTCGAGAGGTCGTTCCCGATCTGTAGTCGGTTGTTACTCGAGCCGTACCGGATGTTACCGCTCGTCGTGTCCGTACCGACGAGCACGCCGTCCAGGTACAGTTCCATCAAACCACCGCTGCCGTTGTTCCTGAACTGAGCGACGAACATGTGGGGCGTGTCGTTGGTAATCGCTGCGGAGCTTATCAGTCCGCCATCGCCGCTGCCATCGAAGTTGTTGACGAAGAAGTTCAACGCCCGCCCAGTGAAGCCGCCACCAGTGGTGGTCTTGATGAGCACACCGAAGCCGTCGCTCCAGGCCGAGGTGTTCGACCGCAGGATCGCGACCTCCCAGCCAGTCGACGCGCCGATGCCGGTTCGATACAGCATTCCTGTAATGGAAAACGTCGTCGGACTCTGCCACGACGCGTAGTTTCCGGCGTGAAAGCCTTTGGTCGTAGCGAACTCAGTCACGCTCTTCGCGTTGTCCTCGGAGATGAGACCGAGTTGCTGGAATGATAGTCCGCTACTCGCGGTCAGAGTGTGACTCGCGCCACTCGAGTCGGCGGCGGTTGCCGAACCACTCGCGTCGTTCAGCCGCCAGTAGCCGAGAAGGTTGCCTCTGAAACGCTCCTTGATCCACTCGTACACCGACCGATCTAGGCCGTCTTCCTTGTTCTCCAGATCGATCCGCGGTTGCGGCGGGATACTCTCGCAGACAGGATGGTCCGCACTGTAGCTCGAGCTGATCGCGGTCAGACTGTACTGGAGCGGATACGGCCCGATACGGTCGTGCTCGTACGCGTCGTCCAGGTAGTTGAATGGAAAATACGAGACGAGCGCGTCTCGCGCGGGAACTGAGCCCGCGTTCCATGCGGTTGCCTCTGCGTCAGTCAGTGGCCTGTTCCACACGGCCAACTCAGCCATATAGCCATCGTAGTCACCTGCGACTTGGTAGCGAGTCATCGGCTTCGTGAACGCGCCGACGTTCGTAGTGTTGGTCGCCTTCACGCCGTCGAGGAATACGGCGCGCGACGCCGGTCCAGCAAAGACCGCCACAGCAGTGTGCCACGCGCCTGTTGAAAAAGTGTTCGAGGACTGGGCGTTGGCGCTGGTCGTCGCTCCAGCGGCGACGGCTTGGACCTTGTTCGCCGTCGCGTTGATCTGCGCGTACTGCGTGCCATCGGTCGAGGTGATGGCGAACAGTAGACCCGCCGCTGTGGACGGTTTGAACCGGCACGCGAGCGTGAACTGCTCGTTAGTCTGGAAGGCCGCTTGATAATGCGCAGCGATCTCTGTCGCGGTCATCGCCCGGTTGTAGATGGCCGCCTCATCGAGTGAGCCGTTCAACGAGTTGACCGATGTATTGATGTACGCGCCGAGTCGCCAGGTGAACGCGGTCACGTTCGCTGACGCCCAGGTCGAGTCGCTCTTAATCTGGACGCCATTCTTGTAAATGCGGACAGTCGTGCCATCGTGAGTGAACACCAAGTGCGTATACACACCGACTGTCATGCCAACGCCAGACGTGACGGCTCGGAGCGTGCCGCCACTGTCCGTGAACTGTAGGCGAATGTCCGTCGTATCGGCGTACAACGTGACCAGTGGTGTCGTCTCTCGAGCCGCGTAGACGTGCACGCCAGACGTCGACGGCTTCACCCACGCCTCAACCGACCACGCCGTCCCGAGGTCAGGGACAGAGACCTGCGCGTAGATATTGTTCGTGACAGCCGGATTGAGCGCGTCTGTTCCAGTCGGACTGTCCGCAAGCGCACCAGTCACGCCAAGGATCATGCCGTTGAGATATTTTCCGTGATTCTGGTTACCAGCGCTGTCCTCGAGGATCGCGTTAGTCGTGGCGTCAACGTACGTCCTCGCTGCGTAAAGAGCCGTGACCTCGGACTGAGCGACCGCGCGGCCCGAGACGACGGTGATGCGCGACAACCGTCCTGCGAAATAACCGGTCGACCCGGACGCACTACGCCCAATGGTAAAAGCGTTCGCGTTCGCTGTGATCGACCCGGTGTCCGCAGTCGTCTGCTGCAAGGTACCATTGAGATACAGGCGGATGTTCGAACCATCATACGTGGCGACGATGTGGTTCCACTGACTGAGCGGAAGCGCCGCTGACGTCGTCGCGCCCTTGACGACTCCGCCGACCTGGCGCCGAATCTGAAGCTTGCCTGCCGCGCCGTCTGATAGCGGGAAGATGGTAAAGAGCCAGCAGTCACTCGCTCCGGCATCCTTCGAGATCGGCTGGGCGTACGTCGTCGCCTGGACCGCGCTCTGCCAGATCCAGAACGAGATCGAGAACGACGCCGTCCCGGAGAACATGTAGTTGTTGCCGAACGTAAAGTAGTCGGCGGTCCCGTCGAATGAGATCGCTGTGCCGCCGTCGCTGATCGGTCCCGCGAGACCATACGTCGGCGCGCCGTTCTTGACGCCGCCGAGACCGCCAGGGCCAGAGTCCACCAAATTGCCGCTCGCCTCGCCGAACAGCCAGTGACTATTCGGCGTGAGCGCCATCGCTTGGCGGTTATAGCCGGTCTCGTTGAACCGCCAGTAGCCGATCAAGCCGCGAGTCGCGCGGACAGCGGCCTCGTAGGCGCTGAGCGGAATAGCGGTGCCACGATTGCCGTGGAGATAGATGTTCGTGCCGGTGTCGACGAAGAAACGACTCATCGATTCACGACCTTCTGGATCTCGTCCCTCAGCAACAGGGCGAGGTTCTCGCGATCGAATTGCGCGCGCTGCTCGTCGGCCAGCCGCATGTCGCGGATCTCACGCAACAGGGCATCGTCATTTCCAATGCCCGCGCCCCTGTTGAGCGCGTTCAGTCCTTCTGCGCCGAGCTGACTCATGCCGCGGGTGTTGACGATCCCCTCGCCCGGCGTCAGCATCGTCGGCACGGTGTCCGTCCCCCTCGGGATCATGCCGCCACTGGCCTTGTACTCCGTTTCCTCGCCGTCATACTTCTGGTTGTAGTATCGGTCGATGTGATCGACTGTTACCGTCGCATGCGCGTCCGGGAGGTTCGTGAGGGAGTCGCTCACCGCGCCGAGCCGCGTCAACAGCAGGTCGAGCTTCTCGACGATCGCGCTCATACCCTCGATGAGCTTGTCCTGCGCAGTCGCGCCGGCGTCCTTCCAGATGCCAAGGGCCTCGGACTGATCGATCAGGCGCTGGGTATTTTCATCGAGCGGGATTCCGAGGAGTTTGGCCTGGACCGACGCCTCGTGCAAGAAGCCCTGCATCGGTACGAGGGCGTTCCTCGTCTGGTCGCCCAGGTCTCCGGCCTCGATCGCGGCGTTCGCCGTCTCACCCTGGAGTCTCGTGTAGAGCTCGAGACCTGTCCTCTGCATCGCCGCGAACGTGTCGGCGTTCAGCAGGCCCATCTGAGCCATGCCCTGGAGCGCGTCCGCTTGGCCATCGATCGCCGCGACTAACTCGGGACTCGACTCGATGACCGACGACTGGATCATCAGACTCTTGAGCAGCGCGTTATCCGACTCGATGCCGAGCGCCTTGTACGCATCAGAGAGGACGTTGACAGACGGCGCGACTGCCACGATGGCTTCGTTGAACGAGCCCGTCGCCAAATACGCGGCCGAGAAAGTGGCAATCGCTTGAGTCCCGAGGTCCTCGAGCTTTTGTTTCGCGTTCTGCGACTCGGCGCCGAGCTGCATGTTCAGGGCGAGCGAGGCTTGGAACGCCTCTTCGTATGATTCCTTCAGCTTGTCGGCGTTTCCAGCCTTAGGATCGGCGAGCGCTTTCTGGTACTTGTCATAGGCCTCCATCGCCTTGCCGGTGGCTTCTTCAGCGTCGTCGCCGAGTTTCTTCCAAGGACCAGCGATAGCCTCGACCGCAGCGGTGAGACCAGTCGTCATCTTAGAGGTCGCTTCCGTCACGAGCTTGGACCGCCGCTGGAACTCGTCTTGTTGTTTCTTGAACGTCTCGAGCTGGTTCTTGGACATGTTGTCCGTATAGCTGAAGGCGACGCCGAGACGCTCAAAAGCCTCACTGTAGTTCTCGACCGAACCGTACGTTGAGTCGATGTTCTTTTTCAACTCTTCCAGCGTCTTGGAATGTTCCTTGGCCTCTTCTTTCGCCTTCTTGTTCGCGGCGATCCAGCCCATGATGCCGCCTGCCGCTGCCCCGATGCCAGCACCGACGAAGCCGCCGAACGACGCGCCGACCGCCGCGCCGCTCAACGCGCCGGCCGCGATGCCTCCTGCTTTGCTGTCTCCGGCGAGCGTCTGCACGATCGAGGCGGCCATTGCCAGGCCGGCAGAAAGTTTTTCATTGAAGTTCTGCGCTTTCGTCAGGATGAAGCTCATGCCGTCGCCGGCGACCTTGAAGACTTGGGCGACCTTGTTGTTGACGCCCTCGAACATGTCGCCGAACGCGTCACCGATAGCGGCGATCGAGTTCCGCCACTCTGGGACGAGATGTTTCGTCGGGTTGTTCCAGATGTCGTCGGCGGAGTCGACGTCTGATTCGATCTCGAGTGCGCGCTTCTTTCGCCTCGCGAGTGCGTCGATGTCAGCAGAAGCCGTCAACCAGTTGTCGACCGTGTAGTCGAGCTTTAGCTTCTCGTGCTCAGCCCATTGGTCGATCTCGTACTTCATGAACGTGTAGCGATCAGTGTATTCCTTAAACACCATATCACTGAGTTCTTTTTGCACATTGGTCTGAATGGTGGCGTTCGACATAATCGCGGCATTGATGCGCTCAGTCGCGGTCTTCGTCTTCTCCGCAGCCTTTTCCATCATCTTGGTCATCGCTTCCCAAGACGTGGCCTTCATCAGCGCGTTGAGGTCATCCAACGTCTCCGCGTTCTTCTTTGTGGCCTTCTCGGATTCCTTCATCCCCTCGAGATAGTGTTTGATCGCGACTTGCGGGATGTCCTTGTAGACGCCGGAGATCTCCTCGAGGGTCGCGCCGAGCGCGTCGAGCTGCTTGATCGACGCCTTGGTCGCTGCGTCGATCGGCGTCATCGCGTCCGACTTCAGCTTCTTGAGCCGGTCGGCGAGCAGGTCGACGGTCTGGGCTGTCTGCTGGCCCGACTCGGCCTGCGCCTTGAGCGCCTTCGGCACGCGGTTCTCTTGCAGCCATTTCGTCGCCTCGTCCATCGTCTTGAAGCTCGTGCCGAGAGACTGGTTGACGCGGACCAGGTTGCTCGCATCGATTTCGGCCTGAACGTCAGCGTCATGTGCTCGCTGACGCGACTCTTGCCATAACTTCCAGGCTTGGTAACCAGCAGTAACCACGGCGGTGAGGCTGCCGATCACGACGACGCCAGTGCCGACCATGGCGAGGAACGGCGTGAGCGCGGTCGTCGCCCCAATGATCGCCGCCGACAAAGTCGGCATATAGCCGCCTAGTAACATGACTGCCGACTGGATCTTGCCGAACGCCATGATCGCCGGACCAGCGGCGACGGTGATCGCGCCAATGGCGAAGGCGGTCTTCTGGACAGGCTCAGGCAAAGCGGCGAACAGCTTGAGGACGTCTGCGCCGACCTTGACGACGTCGACGATCGCCGGCATCAAATCCCGGAAGGCCTTTATCATCTCGATGCCGATCGGCGCGAGGGCCAGCGTGGCCTGGTTCCGCAACTGGCCGAGGGTCTCAGTGAACGACTCGGAGTTCTTCTGGGTCGTCTCCGTGACGTTGCCGATGTGCTTGATCGAGTTCGCGAGCTCTTCGATCGAGTACGTGCCGCTGCGGATTTCTTCCGTCAACTTCGGGCCGGCCTTCATGCCGAATGCCTCGATCGACAGCCTGGACGCGTCCGCGTACGTCGGGGCGTTCTTGATCTGCTCGAGCAACTGCTTGAACGCACCAGCGAGGTCCGTGACACCCTCCTTGGCGAGGTGACCCATCGTACGGTGGAGTGATGATGTCACGTCGGTGACGTTCGCGCCGACCTTCTCGAACTGCGCGAACAGCGCGAGACTCTCGTCGAGGCTGAAGCCCATCTCGACGAACGCGAGGCCGCCCTTGATGACGCCGTCGGCGAGTTGCGTGACCGACGCGCCGCTAATCTGGGCGGCGTACGTCAGCTTGTCCATGATCCCCGAGGCGTTGCCGATCTCCTCGGCGGTCAGCTTCGTGCTCTCGCTCAGGGCGCCCATCAGGGTGCTGACGGTCCTGGTCGCCTGCGCCGCGTCGATCTGGTTGGCGTTCGCGAAGTCGAGGAACTTCTTCGTGACGGTCTGGAGCTCGGCGCCAGTCAGGCCAAGTCGCTGGTGGACGTCCGAGAGCGCGACCGCGACCTCCTGCGCGCTTTGTGGGACCTGGCCGAACACGGTCTCGAAGTCTTTTTTCAACCCCTGCAGGGCCTCGCCGGTCTCGCCGGTCTTGCGCGCGATCGTGTTGTAGGCGCCTTCCACGGTGTAGCCGGCGGCGAGCGCGGCCGCGCCGAAGGCGGCGATCGGGATGCTGAGTGTCGTGAACGCTTTCCCGGCCTTCGCCATCGACGAGTCGACCTTGCTGGCCTGGCTCTCGGCGTTCTCGCCGAACTTCGTCAGGGCCTCGTCCGCCTTCTTCAGGACGGTCGACATCTGGTCTTCGAGTTCGATTCGACCTGTAAGGCTGCCTATATCCATCACTTATCCTTCGCAGGAACCGAGTGGGCGATCGCGAGCAGCTCCAGCATCTTCCACTGCTGCTCGGCCTTTTTCTTCGGGTTGACCGGCTTCTTCTCCTCAGTCTCCCACTTCAGCAAGAATTGGTCTAATGGCAATCGACTCTTTGCGTCGACGGCCATATTGAAGATCATCTGACGAATCGACGCAGAGCGATAGTCTTCGCGCATCTCGTCAAACGGCTCGAGTTGAGCGTACGCCTGCCACTCAGCAAACTTTTTTGCAGTAAGCCCTCGGCGTATGAGAGACACGTCCCATACGCCGAGCTTGACGGCTAGTCTGTAAAGAAATCGCCGACTAGGCGAACGCTTTAATCTTTTTTTGCCTCAGCCTCGGCTTTCACGTTCATGCCGTTCAGCTTGAGGATCTCCTTGACGATGCGTTCGGTTTCCTTGTGACGCATGCCGCGGAACTTCTCGATGTTTCTCGGGCTGTCGGCGTAGCGGATGTTGTCCGGCGCCGGACCGACGAGACTCTTCGTGATGAGTCGCAGACCGGCCGTGCGCTTCGCCTCGCCTTCGTTGGCTTCCGACCACTCGATGATGTCGCCGGCGGTCACCGAACCGATGCGGACCTTCTTGCCAGGTTCCCAGCCGTCGATGACGGCGTATTCGACGTCGGCCGCGCCACCGGCCATGATCTCGTCCATCGAGGCATAAATCTTTTCGGGAGTCTTCACATCGTTTTCCATTGCTTCTGCTCCTGTTGCTGCTGCTTCTGTTTACTTTCTGAGATTGTAGATGCCGACCGTACGACCGAGCTCGTTCATTATGTAAGCGAGTCCGGAATTTAACCGGACAATACCGTCCTTACGGAAGGCGTTGTCCGGACCAGGCGAGTCGTATCCAGTCAGTTCGTTCTGTTTAGAATCGAAACTGCTGGACACGACTGCCATGATGGTTTCGCTGCCATCGTCTGCGACGTGCTTGATGCTGAACATGACAATCTCTGCTTCTGCTTCTTGTTCAGCGCCTTACGCGCCGACGAGCACGCCGTTGACGTTCATGCGGTCGCTGAACCGAATGGAAACGTCAGCCGACGCAAGTCCGTCGACCGGCATCGAAATGTTGTTGACGGACTTCACCTGGCCGCTCGCGATCCAGAAGTTCGACCCGTCCGGCATCACGAACTTGAAGCCGTCGACCGGCACCGGGTTCGTGATCGTTGCCTTGATGAGACCCGTGAGATGGTCGTGCGTCGGGTCCGTCGGCAGGAAGTTCAGCTTGATGGTGCACAGGTCGCGACGGAGCACGCCGAGTACGTACGCGTCGATGTTCCTGTTTTGCGTCGTCGCGTCGAACTCGTTGTGGTCGAAGCCTGGGAGTACGATGTCTCCCAGCTCAGCGATTTCGGTGAACGTCGCGGGCGTGGCGATCGGAGCACGATATACGCGCGCTCCGTGGCCGCTGATTGCAAGTGTCATGCCTTTAGCTCCTTGTCTTTTAAGAGGGTTGCTTCATCGCGTCGATGTTAAAGACAACCACGACGCGTCCTGCTTCGTCAATTCCGAGGTCAGTAGGTTCCTGCCTCGCAGTGATCTGTTGATAAAACACTCCACTGAGAGTCTTGTTCCACGTGCCATCGAGCGCTAAGAAGATGGCCTTCGCACGCGCACGAGCCGCCGCGTACGTGGCCGCACGGGTCAAGATCTGCGCACCAGGCTTCTGCACGTGGACGCCGGTATCGTTCTGAATGCGACCGCCGCCGCCGCGAAAGCCGCCGACTGCTGCGCCGCCAGTCTCGGTCAACGTGGTATACGGTCCCGGCCCAGACGGGATCTTCGCCGCGCTTGACAAGAACAAGTCCCCGTTGAGCACGAGTCCCAGGTCAGTCACGAGTTTTGCTGCGATCTCATCGAGAAACATCAGAGTTTCAACCTCGCTGCTAGTCGCTCTGCCATGTACGGCTGAGACTCGTTCAGTACGCTCTCAGCAAACTTCGCCTGACCGACCGGATGGAAATTGTCAATGATCTCATGCACCCAGACAGCGTAGTCCTGCGCCGCGCCGCCAAACGACAAGATCACGAAGTACTTGTTGCCTTCTCGTTGCGGCTGATGAACTGTACCACTTGCCCGGAGTTGACCTGGATGCGGAGGTATTCGTCCACCAGCATAGTTCACATCAACTGGCGTCCGCTTTTTCATCTCTGTCATCTCAATATTTCCCTCGATGAACAGAGCTCGCACGATCTTGGTCGGCGCCTCATCTGCGACGCCCTTGACCTTTACGCGCATCGGCTTGACGCCCTTCCACGTGAAGGCCATCAGACTCTCACGAAACTCGCAGGTTTCGCTAACTGGTCAATCTGGCCCTTATCCTGGTCCAGACTGTCCAATACGGTTAGGTAAGCGGCGCCAATGTTCTCCCACCGGTACCTCGGGTCAGACGCGCACTTCAAAGCCAAATCCGCAAATCCGGCGCGAAACTGAGGGTCACGGTACATCAAGTTGAGGTTTCGGACGAACGACTCCTCGTCAGGCACGCCGCCGATGACGTTTACATATGGAGGTCCGACGTGCGTCGCCGTGCAGGGGATAACGCACGAGTGGTCTCCAGCCCAATCACCAAGCGCAGACCAACCAGGTAATTGTTGCGGCACGCCGCACGCCATTGACTCGAGGGTGGTCAGACCGAACCCCTCGCCGGCTGTAGTGCTGACGGCGACGTCGAAGCAGTTATACGTCTGCGCCATGACCTCTTCAGACACGCCGTAGAAGACCTCAGGTGTTACTACCGCCAGCCGGTCGACCACTCCGTAGTACCTGGCAAGTGAGACTGCGTCGATCCCCTTGTCACCAGTCGGTGCGGTGTGGAGGAAGAGGTATGCGTCACGCACACCTTCCTCATTGATCCACTTGGCGAAATATTTGATGAGCAAGTCCCAGCGCTTTCGCGGTTGATTCCGGTTCACACTGCCGACGATGAACATGTCGCGAATTTCTTTCGGCAAACGCTTTCTAGCCTCTTCTCGCGGCATCGGATAGAAAACTTTTTCATCTACACCGAGAGGAATGACAGACGCTGGTCCTTTGTAGCCACCAGCCCGCGCCTCATCAAGTGCGAACTGCGTCCAGAAGATCGCATGCTGCACGCCATCCAACCACCGGCCATCAAAGTTTTTTCCATCGACAGCTACGATCGTCACGATCGGAACCTGTGCATGTTCGGGGAACGCGTATTCGCCGTTCGCCTTCTTCATGCGAAGCTGTTGGACGTAGTACGGGATATTCCACCCGTCATTCTGGATGACAATCACATCGAGACCGCCAAGCTTGTCCTTGACGTAATCGCACATCCAGATCAATCTGCCGATACCGAAGCCGTCACCACCTGCACCGGCCGAAAAGATCTCGTACGGATACGGATGAGGGTCGCCGCGATAGTTCAAGCCGAGTACCGTCACGTAGTAGTACTGCCGCAACGTCTCGAGGATGTTGTGTGTCGCTTTCGCGAAGCCTGAGGGACACGCCGCGTCTCCGATCCAGAGCATGCTCTTCATCAGTTATGCCCCAGAAGCGCGATGACCTCCGGCCTCCACACGTAGTCTTCTGTCAGCGACCACTTCGATGTCTCGAGGAAGTGGCAATCTCCCCCCACGAACGAGCCCCACGAGCCGAGCTTTGTCGGCTGGTTAGGAATCAAGAACATCGGCGTGCCTACGTTGCCGCAGCGCACGACCTCCTCACTCCACAACGTGATTCCGTTTGGATACCGCATGCGAAATAGGATCGGCTTACCCGGCGTCTTCGTGATCGCGTCCTGCATTAGGGCTCGAGTGCTTGGCGCATAAATGTCGTCGTCGTCGATGTGTGCGATGTACTTGCATCGCGCGACAGGTGTCGCAAAGTTCCGCTCTTTGTGACCCCAGTCGCCGCCGGGCTCACAGTCCAGCAGCTTGATCTCCGGTCGGGTCTTCACTAAAGAGCTGAGGTTGAGCGAGACGTGCTTGCCGACGACGAGGATCTCGTCACCAGGCAGGGTTTCGATAGACCGCAACGTCGCGTACAGTGACGGGCGGCCGACAGTTGGAACGATGAAGGAGATCATTTGAAAGTCTCCTGCAGGTTCCACTTGTTGATGTAATTCGTCTGCGCGATCTTGAACAGCCGGTGGTGTTCGGCTAGTTCTTCGTGCGTCGCAGCCTTGAGTGTAGCGGAGTGAAAATGTTCGACTCCGCAGTCAACCTCTTCTGCCGTCGCGTTGCGTGGCTTCGTGCCGCGGCCATCCAGCCGTTGGAGGTAGTCGTCGTCTTCGTAGTAGCCGTAGCCTGGCGAAATCTCCTCGTCAAACAGGCCGAGCTTGTCGACGCACGCATCGCGGATGACGAAGCACGCGAAGCCGAACCCTTTGGCCCAGACGAGGTCGCACTCAGAGGCGACCAACCGTTCGATCGAGTCCGGTGCGAACTTGATGTCATCGTTCACGATGATGCGGTCGTCCTCAGTGGCATTGATAAAGCGATTCCAGGACGCCGCGACACCGATGTTCTTGCCCGGCTCGTCGATGTAGACCGGGACCGTCGCCACGGCCACGGCTTCGCGGAGCTTCTGCGGGTTCGCGCCGTTGTCGATGACGTAGACGCCGGCCGGCGTGACGGTGCTATCGCGGAGGGACAGCAAGAGCTCGACCAATTTGTCGTAGCGCCTGAGGACTGGGACGCAGATGGAGACGGGCTTCATCGGTGCATCTCCTTCAGTACCTCGATAGCGCTCGCGACTGCCCTCGGATGAACCTGATCCCAATAGAACGGGATGTGCGCCGCAGGATCGCGGTGACTGTCTGTGAAGGTCGCATCCGGCGCGAAGCCGGCCCAATCGTGAGCGATGGACACTTGCGGCACCATCACGCAGCGACCGAAGAACGCCATCACGTCTCGCAAGAAGATGTCGACCCAGAAGATCGTCGGGTCCGCGATGAAGCCTAGCTTCTCGACGACTGCCCTCGACACGCACGCGAAGGGGTAGTGGTCCTCGTTGTGCGTCGTGACGCCGAGGTCAAAGATTCCGTCAGGATACCTGTTCGCCACGGCCAGTAACTCGTTCGCCCAGTTCGGCGACTGGAACACCATGTCGTCGTTGCCGCACATGAACACGTCACCAGTCGCCCAACCCGTGAGTTCATTGAAGAACGTCGGTAGGCTCGCGTAGCCGCTGTGTCGCGGACCGACAACATGTGAGATCCCTTCAGCCGCCAATAGCTCAAAGGTGGGACGGTCGTCTTCGTCGACGCGGAACACCATCTCCGCGACGTCTCCGTCAGCAGTCGCTCTGAACGAGTCGATGAGCGTCCTCAACCTGGGTATCCTTCGCCTCGTCGGTATCAGCACCGACACCTTCTTGAACGTCATTGTCATTTCTCCTTGAGTTCTGCTTCTGCTTCTGCTTCTGCTTCTGTTTCTGCTTCTACCGGTGCTCCATGTGGAGCCTGCGCAAGTACTTCACCGCCGCCGCTACTTGCTCGTCTGTCAATTGCCCACTGTCGTCGATTAGCAGGGCGACGTTCTCCTCAAACGCCGCCTTGCACTTGGGGCACTGCAACTGCTTTTTCAACTCTTCAGTCATATCAGTGTCCTGCGTAGCTCACCACACTGGCTGCGGTGAGAGTGCCGTTCGCCGCCGCCTCGTCTTGCTGCTGGCGGATGCGCTTGTCCTCGTCCCACTCCGCTTTCGCCCAACCGTTCGCGACCTGGAAGTCGAACATCTCTTTCTTGACGCGGAACATCTCCTCGACGCTCACGCCGTCCGGCTGCACGAGGATTTCGTCGCGGGCCGAGAAGCCGACGATCCACTGGTTGTCGTAGTTGTAGTCGTGGATGGTAATCCCGCTCTCACGGGGATGCGTCCACCAGCGGCTGCCGGGATACGGGATACCGACGGCGAGGTTGCAGCTGTCGAGGTATGGCTTGACCTTGAGCAGCCAGTCTTGCGTCTCCTTCATCGTGTCGAGCGTCTCGCCCGCCATCCCGATGACGAGAAACGCGATCGTGTAGAAGCCCTGCTCCTTCGCTCGGATGATCGCGTCGGTGTTCTGCTGGACCTTTGTCCCCTTCTGGTTTGCGTCGAGCACGCGTTGGCTGCCGCTCTCGATGCCGAAGCAGGTCACCTTGCAGGACATGCGGTGCAGACTCTCCGCGACGTGGTCGTCCATCGTGTTGACGCGCGTGTGGATGCGGGCCGCGAACGCGTTGCGGCCGAATGCGCTGTCGATGCTGTCGGCCAACTCGCGGAGCTTCGTGCGGTGCAGCGTGTAGGTATCGTCCTGGAACTTGAACATCCGGACGCCCTTGTCCATCACCTGCGACATCTCGGCGATGATGTTGTGCGGCGAGCGGTAGCGCGGCTTCTGCCCGATCCACGGCGTCGAGCAGTAGGTGCACTTGTAAGGACAGCCACGTGTCCCGATGATCGACATCACCGCGCCACTGGCGTCGGGATGAAAATCATTCGGGAAGTACTTCTTCTTCATGACCGCGACGCCGTCGTTGTAAATGTGGTCCTCGGGCAACAGGTCCCACGCCGGGAACGGGATCGCATCCAGGTCCATCGCGTCGGCCTTGTCACCGTAGTAGTACGGCTGGAGCTTGCCGGCGTCCCAGTCAGTGAGCAACTGGAGGACGGCGACCTCGCCCTCCATCACCACCACGGTGTCGAACAGCCGGCGACCGTCAGCTGCTCGGTAGTCTCGGCGCTGCGCCAAGCGGCCCTTGTAGTGATAATGCTCCTGACGACCGGCTTCGTACGTCTCCTTCGGCTCGTACGAGGGGTGTGGTCCGCCTGCAACCAGCAGTGCGTCGGGGTTGCGGTCCTTGATGTAGGCCGCGAGCTCGAGCGCCTCGCCGAACTGCGGGGTGCAGAAGCCAAACATGTGGACGTCGGCCTTCATCGCCTCGTCAGGCAGGTGGATGTTGCCCTCGTACCGCTTGTCGAGCATCGAGGTCACCATGACGTCGTGACCGTGCTGCCGCAAGAGTCCGGCGATGTATAGCACGCCGAGCGGGACGTTGGTCTTGCTGTCCGCCAGCCACGGCGACGACGGCAGGATGCAGTTGATCTTCTTGCGTGGGATGGGGCGGATCGGCAAGCCGCTCGTTGTCACCGACGCGCAGCTCCCTTCTCCGCTCATCTGATACGCGCTGTTCAGCGAGTTCAGCGGGATTACCTTGCTCATCTTTGTGCCTTTCCGTTGTCACCGGCTTTTGCCGGAGTGGATGCCGCACGTTTACGCATGCAGAGATTCACGAACGAGTAGTTGTGTACGAAGTCGCCCTTGTATTCGAAATCCGTTCCATCGACGAATTCCAAGCCGAACCGTTCCGGCAGAGTGGCGACATACTCCGGCCGGTACGGGGTGACCTGCAAATGCTTCGAGACGCTCTGGTCGTAGTGCGCGAGGTCCCTGAAGTAATCGCTGGTTATCATTACGAGACCGCCAGGCTTCGTGATTCTGACCATCTCACGAAACGCCGCGTCATGATTTTCGACGTGCTCGATTGATGAGATACAGAGCGTGACGTCGAACTTGTCAGTCGCTCCGCCCCATCCACGAGTCCTGCCCTCGGACATATCCATGATGTCCAGGTTCCAGCAAGGCAATGAGACGCTGTAAGCGGCGCGCTGAGCCGCTACCATCCACTCAATGTCTCCGTACTGCATATTGTCCGTGCAGCAGAGCAATGGAAACATCGTCGCGAGGAGTGGATCGAAGAAACTCGCGCCACTCCCGAGGTCGATCATCTCGGCATCCTTCGGTACTCCGAGCATCTCGAGCTGCTGCAGGATGCTCGCGTACTCCCAGAACCGATGCGGGTGCCACTCGCGATGCGGGACTCGTCGCGCCACCATGTCGTCGAGGTGTCGATGCAGCAGCGCGTTCTCTTTCTGCAAGAAGTCATAGTCGTCCGAGTGGAGCGAGCGGTTGAACGGTCGCATCAGTACACCCTCGCTCCCTCGTGGCGAGCCCACATCTCTCTCAAATCTGCCCCCTTCGCCGCCAACTGCTGGTGCGCCAGGTCTAAGTCTCGATGACCGGCGTGCAGCGGATGATAAAATAACGTGTCGTCGATTCGCACGAACTCGACGCCTGACTTGTGCATCCGATACTGGAAGTCAGTCTGCGCATGACCCCATGCGGTGAGCGCCTCGTCCAAGCCGCCGACTCGGTCGAACGCGTCCTTGCGCGCGAGCCACACGCCAGAGTCGACGATCGTGTAGTCGATCTCGAAGCCGCTGAACCTTGGGCCTAGCTGGCGCCACGCGGTCTTCTCGCACTCACCAATGTCCATCGACAAGTGGCAGCCCTTTGAGACAACGAAGCCGTTCCAGCCATTCGGCTTCGCCCCAGCAACTGCGATGTGCTTCTCGAGTGCGCTGAACGCCAGCAAATAATCTGCACGGGTGAAGAAGATCCAAGGCGTCGCCACGTTCCGTACCGCAGTGTTCGTCGACCAGGAGTGCGTCTTATTCGCATCACCATGTTTGAATGAGAATAACTGCACCGGTACCGTAAACGGCACCTCGTCGATGACCTGGCTGATGTCCGCCTCTGAGTCAGACGTGTCGTTGTCGACGATCACGATCGAATCGACGAGCGACATATCTTGACGCTGCAACGAGTGGAGCGCCGCCGACAAGTTGGCGAGCGCCAAACTCTTGAAATACGTGAAGCAGACCGTCACCGGTGCGCTCATCCGATCACCACTTCAGTCGCGATGGGGTGACCAGTCCCTGCGTCGATGAACCCTCGGATATCGAGGATCGGTCCCGTGTCGCCGTCCGGCAGCACGAACTTGTCGTTGTTGTCGACGCCGGCACCGCCGGTCGCCGTCACGACGGCGTTGATGTCGAGGAGAGTGATAATCGCCCTCGAGACGGTGAGGATCCCCTCCTGCGTCCTGACCTGCGTGCTCTTGTAGTCGACGATCGCCTTCAACGACACGGCAGGCGCGTACGTCGGGGCGCCGTAACCGTCGGTGCCGATGAGTCGGCTGTACAGCACCGTCGCCTGGAGCGGCTTCGTCACTTCGTCTGCGATCTTGACTGCCGAGCGGAGCGTGTCCAGCAGACTCATGAGATCACATCGAAGAGCGCGGGTGAAGCCGGCTCAAACAGTTCGTCAGTAAACCACGACGCAGGCATGAGGTTCATCACCGCGTCCGGGAGCACATGCGCCTCGATGTCGTCCTTGAACGTCACTGACACACTGCCAGCGCTCACTGACTTGATGCCCTGGGCGACGGCAGAATTGTCCAGGGTCGTGTCCGACATCTTCAACTGTCCAGCGAGCTCGGACTCGGCGTCCTTCAGGGCCTGCGGGATCACGTTCTCGGGGATAGGGTTTCCATTCGCGTCGAACATGCCGACGCGCGGCCAAGCGAGGCGCTGCGTCGCTGACGCCGGAGACCCGGTCCACGTCTTGCTGGTGTAGTAGCCCTTGCAGTCACCGCACTTGCGGAGAGTCTTCTTGGGCTGCGCCATCGAGTTCAACACGCGCGTCGCCATAATCAGCGCGCGTATCGCTTCGTCGCCACTGGCGACCCATGGCGTCGGGAGCGGCAGTCGCTCGTCGAAGTACGTGTTGGCTTCGGCGAGCGTCTCGTAAGAGTTGCTCGACGCGCCACCGATGGTGGCGTCTATTGTCGGCATCACTGCCTCTCCCTCTTCGCGACCTTGCCGTTGATCTTGGGAACTTTTCTACGAATAACGCCGGACGTGGAACGGATGTACCGCTCCCCGTCCTGCGTCCTGAACGTCAGATCGCCGTTCGTCATTCGCTTCTCGATCGGAATGATGATCCTATGGAGGGGATCGATCGTGCCCTTGCTTTGCTGTTCAGACATTTTCAACCCCCTCCCTGACTTTAGGTCAGCGTTCCGATGCAGATGCCGCTCTTCAGGTTGTAGTCCCACTTGACGCGCGGAACCATGATGCCCATGATGAGGTTGTGGAACGTCATGCCCGAGAGCGACGTCCACGGAATCACCGTCGGCTTCTGACCGACGACGACGTCGAGCACGTCCGAGGTCATCTGGACGAGCACGACCTTGGTCGCTGGCATGAGGTCCGCCGTGCGGATGGCCTCGATGCCCTCGAGCTTGAGCAGACGCTCGCGGATCGTGTTCTGCGGCGCCGCGGTCACGTAGTCGTTGTCGAAGTACGCGCCGACGTCGGTGTTGACGTACAAGCGATACGGGCCAAACTTCTTGTTCGCCCGCAGCTTGGACATCATTGTCATCACTTCCGAGACGATCGTCGCCGGAACCGGCGTCGAGTCCCACGCGGAAGCGGTGAGCACCTGGGTGGCCGCGTTCGGCGCGTTCACGATGCCGGGCGCCTTGTAGCCGGCGACCTGGAGGTCCTGGCCGTCGAGCGTCGTGGCGCCGTTGATGAACGCGTCCTCGAACGCCTCGTTGACCGCGCGCACGCCGGACTTGACGTTCGCGGTGTCGAGGGGCATGCCGAGGCGACGGGACATCTTGAGCGTGCGGATGTCCAGCTCGAAGCCTGCCGTGGTGAGGTAGATCGGCAGGCGGTTCGCCAGCAAGTCGGGCAGGAAGTTTTCCTGCCGCGTCTCGGGCGTCATGGTGCGCTGAGCGGTGGCGACCTTGTTCGAGGACAGCCACTCGATCTGCGTGATGCTCAGCGGATCGGTGAGGTTGAACGTCAATCCTGCGGCCATGACGTCGGCCATCAGGGTCAGGCGGTCCATGCCGACCTCGACGATCGAGTCGTCGATGATCCGCTGCGCGTTGTCCGGCAACGGGGCGAGCGTTCGAAAGCCGTCGTCAGCGAGGTGCTGCTCGAGGGCCCGGAAGCCGGGTGAGCGGAGGTTCTCGATCGTCAGACCACCGGGCATGCTCAGCGCGCGCTCGATCGCGCCGCTGAGATCGGTGCATCCGGCGCCCGTGAATCTCATTTCCTGTTTCATGTGTTCAGTCTCCTATCTGGGGGCCGAGGCCCGGTTTACAGAGCCTCGACGCGGATGCGCGTCGTGACGACGACCGACGGCTTGTTCTCGAGAGCCGTGTACAGGGCCACGGTGGCGCCGGTCTTCAGCGTTCCGTCTCCCGCGTTGCCGAGCAGTGCGCCGGCTGCAACGTTCTGACCGGACGCGATGAGCATCCACGCCGTGGCGCCCTTATGCAGGATCGACACTTCGGCAAGGTCGCCGATGGCGTACGTGTCGCTGACACCCTTGTTGAGCATCGACTGGTTGGTGATGACCGCGGGCGGGTTCGCGACGTTGTTCGTCGCCTTGCGCCAGCGGATCACGCCGCCGCTGTTGAAGCGCTCGACGCCCATGCCGGGAGTCAGCACTTCGCTGCACGCCAGGTCGTTGACCTGTTCGCGCTTGCCGCCGAGGAAGATCGTCCCCGGATCCAATCTCGTGAGTGACATGTTCTACTCTCCTTCTCGTGTGACGGCTTGAGCCGTCGGTTAGCGAGCCGCCTGCAGCGCCTTGATGCCGGCGTCGTACGGATCGGGCGGCGTGAACTGCTTGACGTCGGACGCGGCGCGCATGCCCGGGATGGGCTTGCCGCTGTAGTCCGGCACTTCAACCTTGGCGAACGACGCCAGGATCTTGAGCTCGTCGATGGTCTTCGCCTTGAGCTGGTCCTCGGTGAGCGCCGACGAAGCAGCCTTGAGCGACGTGACGAGCGCGTCCTTCTCGGCAGCTTCGGTCGCCTTCTGCTTGTCGACGAGCGTCTTTAGCGACGCCGGCAGTTTGGCGTACGCTTCCTCTTCGGTCGGCTGCTTCTCGGCCGCGGCCTTGAGGGTCGCGACTTCCGTGGTCACCGCGGTCAGCTTCTCCTGCGCGGCCTTGAGGTCAGCCTCGCCCTGCTTCTTCTCC